CGAGAAACTCTTTCACCTTCTGTAAATCATATGAACGTTTATTCACATACAGACCATCCATATTCCTGACCATACACCCTTCATAACCTTCTGCAAGGAAGTGTTCGAAAGCCATCATGAGTTCATCTTCGTCATTAACAACAATTGTTTCAACGATATGAACAGGAGTTCCAGCAAATAACAGTCTCAGTGTTTCGAGTTTCTGATATCTCTCGTAGTTAGTTAAACCACCAACTGGAATGTCATACACATGATATTGAATATTTTCATATCCTTCTTTTGGTTCGTCTTGACGAATAAGACTTGATAGTTCTTCGAAATTAGTACGGTAGTTGTGGTTATACAACTCACCATCAAGAAATGGTAATTCAATATCATTAATACTAAAAACCATATGTATTGCCTCTGAAATGTGAGGTGCACTTTTTATTGGTTTACGGGTTCTACTCCATAATGAAATTTCATAACCATCTGATTGTGAGACACATCTGTGCCCATCAAGCTTCGATTGACATAAGGCAGGATATTTAATCTTGTGTCCTTGTTCGCTGAATTTATGTGCAAGTATTGGGAATACTCCGCCTTCAATACAATCATCAGTTTTACCCATTTGCGCATCCTCAATACTCTGAACATATCCCTTTTTAAGTTGTTTTTCCCAACGGCTTTGTGCTTGTGCAATTGCTTGTTCTAATGCAGTTGTGGCATTTGCCTTGCCAGTATTTTTACCCTCAAGCACTTTTTCAATACTTTCTTGGATTTTACCACCGACCTGACCGTAATTATTCACAATTATTGGTTCATCAACAATTGTATGAACACGTACACACCATTCCTGAATTGCACCAGTACTGGTTTTCTTATAGAGTTTTGGAAACTCCTTAATCAGTTTTTCAAAATCGTTTGTTATCATTTTTATGTTTTATTGATTATACGAAACTCACATAAAATTTGTTACAAATTAATTAAATTTTTTAAAACCAACTTGTTTTTTCTTATTATGAGTATATGAATTCAATTTCATTATTTTATCAATACAAAACTGCTTTATGAAATCTAATGGCTGACCAATTAATTCATTTACAAATGTATCGATATCTTCTTTCGAAAACAAATCACCAATCATTTTTTCAACTATGATATATATATCATTTTTATCGTGCAATCCTTCAATATTTAAAACATATTTAAATCTTGATGGTCGATTTTTTATTGCTTCTGGAATTTCACTAATATGATTTGTCGTTGCCATAAACATACAATTATCAATGCTTAGATTTCCATCAAGAATTGTTTTCAATACTGCATCATTTCTATTTTTTATGTGTTCATCAAATTCTTCAAAAATGACAATAATTGGATTATTTTGAATTTTTCTGATTTTCACAATAAAATCCCAACATTTTGACATGCTTGGTGAATAACAATTCATGTGAAAAACAATTGCATGTTTTTTAGAAATAGCCAAACTACTATAATATTTGATTATCGTTGATTTACCAGTTCCTTCTTTACCAAACAATAAAATACCTGTTTTATGATAAAAACCCAATAATGATATTTTTTCAACAACCGTTTCATTAAAAAATGAATCAAATAAATTATCAATTTTTTCCCTTTCTGGAAAGTTGTGAATTTTAACTGTTTCAGTATTTTTATTCACATTTAGAACAACACGACCTTCAGGATATGATTCTAAATAAGTAATATCGTAAAAACCCGCATCAAGACACTTATTGGTTTTAATTGTATCAAACATTGAAAATGATATCTCACCGTTTTCAAGATAATTGAATGATTTTAAATCGCTTGTATTCATATTTTAATTAATTATTTTTATTTTCGATTAACCCACCAACGCCATAGCGAAGGACAAACATCAAATATAAACGAACTTATTTTATATTTAATGACATTATTCCAAGTACCTGTAGTACATCTTGGACAATTTTCATCATATTCTTGATGTGAACTACAGATAGAAAACCAAATTTCTTTTTTTAAACCCTTACCACGTGTTCTCATAAGTTTTTATTTAAAAATTCTTTAAATGCACGATATAACATATTAGGATATATATTATGGTCAGCAAATCCATAGAGTCCACAACTAAAGAATTCATGACACTCAATCACAAACGTTTTTTCATCAAATACACCAACATCTAAAGTATATGCTATTGGCGCACTTTTATATTGTTGAATCATCCATGAAACGTATTCAATATTTGGAAACATTGTGAAATCACCACTATAATTCTGTAACCCAACGAGTTTACCTTGGTATACAAAACAACGCCATTCACTTTCAATTTGAGTTAGTTCAGATATTTGATAATTTCCAACAGGTATTGGTACTGAATATAATGTTCCTTGATTACCAGTATCATGACATTCTACTATTTTGGTAAAATGTTTTATTTTATCATTACTCTTAACAAAAAATCTACCAGCACAATTTTCCAACGATAAATGATTACCATTAAAGATTTGTCGATTTGCAAATCCAAATAATTCCTGCGGTACGTTAATCGGCTTCGGGTATATATTATAAAAATACATGAGAAAATCGGTAACGAAGTCCACACTACCCACAGGCACATAGTCCTTATGATAAGGTTTAAATGGATTGGGGTAAATCATGTCAGGGTCAGTTATCTCAAAGGTATCGGCAAATTTAACTACGATTTTATCCTCTGGACTTAACCATTTCTTAAATCTAATGGATTCAAGCAAGGTAAATGCAAAATCATGTCTGATTTCGCCATTGATTTTTTGTATTAAGAATTTCATGTTATCCTCTCTCGTAATTAGGTTCAATACCCCATTCAATAAATTGTCTTTGTACCGCACATTGATTTCTACTTGGTAGATGGTGCATATAATCACGTGAATAATAAAACCAACAATCAAGATTTTGACTGATTTGAAGAATTAATGTATCAACAGTATCACCTGTCGTAACGCCTCTGAATTTTAACTGCACATATTCTCTTGCATCTTCATACCACGAAGGGTCATAGGGTTGATAATAATATTCATATTCTCCTTCAACGGTATCGAAGAACGGGTAAATTAGTTTCGAAATTTCGATTACCTGTTCTTTAGTTAAATCCTTAATTGTTTTCATTTCGGTTCAAAGTTTTTATCCAACCAATATACAAGTGGTGCTCGGTCTTCATCACCACCATACATTTCTTTAACATATTGTTCATGACTTTCATCGAAGTCAGATAAATTATACCACCAACCTTCTGGTTTAAATTTTTCCCATGCCCGTAGAGCTTCTGCTTTAGACTTAAACACAATGGTTTCTTCGCACATCATCACTGTGATTGCAATTGGATTGAAACCTGCATTCCTAATTTCATTAAGAAATCTGCTATTAGGTGTACCATATGTATTAACATGGTCTGCGTACTTGTCGTCAAATAATTCCATTGTTTAAATTTTGTCGTAAATATAATTATTTTATTTATATTATCAAATTAAATTTTATAACCAGTGTCGGAATAACATGGATATTCTATATTAATATCACAATATCGTGCAATTTCCTTGAAAGTTTTAGTAGTTAATTCGCCACCAATTGTTACAGGAATATTTTCAGGAACTTGGTCTAAACAAGTTATAACAATCTATATGATTTATACACGGGTTTCCAGTCACCGATAAAAATATCGGAAGGTTTATTTGATTTAAGAACCTTGTCAATGATTTCGATATCAGTCATTGTCTAAATATTTATACCTTTATTATTAAACACTAAAAATTCAAAATTAAATCCTTTGTCCATAATTGATTGTTTTTTAAGTCCAATTAAATCAACATTTAAATTCATAGTATATTGTGATTTAACTTCATATATTGTATTTAGCGAAATTACAAATATATCTGGAAAATACCTACAATTTTTATTTTTCTTGTTATTATAGAACCAAAATTTACCAATTACATTTTCAATTTCTTTATTTCCAATAATAATATCATCTTCCAATATTCCACGATATAATAAATATTTTATTGCGTGTGCTTCATAACCTTGAACCCTTACTATTTTACCTGAAGGTAGTATATATTTCTTACTACGAATACCACTAATATATTTTTTGTCCATAATCTCAGCGATTTGACTTATATTTGTGAATTCTATACCATATTTATTTTGAATGGTTTTCACATATCTACTCATTATAATTGGAGATTGTGATGGATAATCAACATTATAATTTTTTCTACAGGTCTCAATTTTTTTTAGTTTTATAACTTCAGATTTCGATATATTATCAACACCATAATGTTCCAATGTGGTTTTTATTTTTTTATTTTTTATTATGTCTGATTGTGATATGTTATCAACCCCATATTTTGCCTGTGAACTATTTTTCTTACTGAATTTTACTGATTCAATTTTTGATATATTATCAACCCCATATTTTTCAACAATTATTTGTTTCGTTTTACTCATACGACATATTATAGAACAAACAGGTTTTTCTTGCATTCTAAGGTATTGACCAAACGGAACACTAAAAATTTTTGAACATTCACTACAAACACATTCAACATTAATTCTACTATTAGGACATAATTCGGAAGATTTAACATTAATTATGTCACATAACTTATTTAAATTTATTAATTATTTTTTCAGCAATTTCTTCAGTTAATCCAGTTTCATTATATGTTTGAAAGAAATCGTTTTTATGTTCCAATAAAAAATCCGCATCATCATCAATAATTGCGAATTTAAAATCGATATTTTTAATATTATGACGCATTGATTTGAAACTACCATCATCTCTATAAGTTTTAAATTCTTCATCACGTTCAGGATTTCCAATCCAAGGATATACCACATTAATATCTAACCATTGCTTAATTTCGACACCACGAGGTATTGATAAATGAATTCCCTTTTGAACATATTTATATGCTCGAATTGTTTGACCTATAATATTTTCAGGATATTTAAATCCTCGTTTAATGAAAATATCTCGAATCCATTTTAGGTTTGCTTCATCACTACCCAAAGCATTTCTCCAAGATGACGATATTACAATTTCGGTGTTAGTTTCTTCAATAATTCTATTTAGATTATCGACACATGTTGGATGAAATTGATGATAATTGTCGTCCATTTCTGGCAATATCATTGAATCATAATTTACCATGACTCCGTCAATATCAAGAAAAATTATATTTTTATATTTATTGAGTTCGGGAGTTATCATTTTTGCCCGTATTTAAGTTCTTTCTGAATAAGAGCAAGATTTAGTTTAGCGTTTTTCAAACTCATTTCGTCATTACGAATCTCATGTTCAAGTCTTTCAGCTTCATCTAATAAAATTTGTTTGAATTTTGGGTCTGTCGATTTTATTACTTCAGTATCATCATTACTGTTTTCAGAAATCCAATTTGGAAGTTCTTTATGTATTGCAGTGCCAACATTAGGAGAATACATGCCAGTGCAACCCGCTCTTTTATATATATTATCTATATAATCTTTACTGCGAATCAAATATCTTACTGGGAATTCTTCAAAATATCGATGTTCTTCTTTATCAATCATCTGTTGTTCTTCTTCAAACGTAATAACATTTGTTACTTCTCCACAATATGATTCGAAAAGACTTTTAATTTCATTTCGAAATTCTTCAAGTTCTTCTTGATTATCAAAATAAAAATCATTTCTTAGTTCCCATGTAGCAGGATTGATTCCAACAGTGGGGTCACCATTTGCAGTAATGTAAAAGCCTTCGACTTTCATAATCTTTTCAATATTGGTTATAAATTTTTTGTCATCATTATCGTATTGACTGGTACTTCTATTACCATTTATATTATATGACCTTAAAATAAATTTTGCACCAGCTTCAAAACATTCTATTGGTACGTCTTGGTCTAACGGTTCACCCTCAATATTTTCTTTATAATAATGAATGGCAGCTAATTTAATAAGTCTTTTATCCACGATATCAAAAATTATTTCTGCAAATATAGTAAAAGAATTTTAATTCCAAATGAAATTCAATTTATTTTTTTCGATATATCTGTAACAAATTTAAAAAATTATTCGTATAATTGCAAAACATATATAAATAAAACTATGGATTTAAATCTGATTAGCGATTTCGCAAAACATGCCCACAATAAAGCAAATTGTGAATATGACGGTAAAAATTACTATGTTCATGTTAAAATGGTTGAAGACGGCATCGACAAATACGCAACTGTTTTTAACTCATATGAAGATTATCATATTGCACGTGCTGCTGGTAGTTGTCATGACCTTATCGAAGATGCACAACTGACCTTCAATGATGTTGCAACTGTTACAAACAAAAAAGTGGCACGGGTTGTACTTGATGTTACTGACGTACATGAAGAAAATCGTTTGTTACGTCATTTATTCACAATGGGTAAAACAGTAAAAAACCATATATCAATCATTGTAAAAATGTGTGATATGCGTGCTAACGCTCTATATAGTAAGGAGCATGGAAGTCAAATGTATAAAAAATATGTCGAGGAATACGAATATCGTAGACCAATATTTTTAAAAGCACTTAAATGGTATGTAGACGAACTTGATACAGAAACTCTTACCACATTTTGGAAAGAACTCGATGAAATACATGGTTATAAAAAGCAAGTATAATGCTTGCTTTTTCCATTTATATAAACTATATTTACAACCTTTATTCAAATTAAATAATTATGGTAGACTGGGAAAAAGAATTAAAAAAATACATTGCAAAAAAAATAAAAAATACCATTGGTTTAGATGTAAGTCCAGCCGAAATACTGGCAATTAAGGTAAATACTGATATAGACTTAACTTTATTAGAAATCGAAGACCTAGCAATGGTATATACTTTTGCAATTATGGGAGAAGACTTTGAACACGCTAAAGCTATTTCCGATGAACTTAATACAAGGAATTGTGAAATTAAAATTGACATCAATGATTTAAAAAAAACAGGTGTGATTAATATATATAAGCAATCCGAAACATCAGTTATATGCGATGTTAAGCTAAAAATCTTACCATCTGGTATGATGATTGATTTTGATGAACAAAATTTTTAAATAATAATTATAAATAATAAACAACAATGGAAAATTTAACAGTAGAAACGTTTAATGAAAAGGTTTTTGATTATACAAATGGTGGTGAATGGGAATTCAAAGGAACTAAACCAGCAATTATTGATTTTTATGCAGACTGGTGTAACCCATGTAAAATGATTGCACCAATTCTCGAAGAACTTAGCATGGAATATCCAAATATTGATTTTTATAAAGTAAATACCGAAACCGAGAATAAACTCGCTTCAGTGTTTGGAATTAGAAGCATTCCTTCAATTCTATTCGTACCGTTAACTGGTCAACCACAAATGGCGATGGGTGCTTTACCCAAAGAAACATTTAAAAAAGCAATTACTGAAATATTGTTATTATCTTCCGATGGTATTGAAGATGCTATTGATGTAAAAGAATAATGGAAACTAAATTTTACATATTTTTGGATATCGATGGTGTTTTAGCCACCTCACATCAATTCAGCACCAATAGAAAAAAGTGGCATCCAACATATGATTGCTATCGTTTTGATGAAAAATGCGTTAAAGTTTTTAATTCTATAATAGAAGAGGTAAATTCAATTATCATACTTTCAAGTGATTGGAAACATCACTATAGTATTGAACAAATGAATGAAATATTCGAATGGAACTCTGTGAATGCCGTAGTTACTGATATTACACCAAAGCTCTGGGGAGTTAAATTTACTTCACCCTCACAATTACATGATTGTCGTGCTGATGAAATATTGAAATACGTACACGAACACGAAGTTCAAAATTGGATTGCAATTGATGACTTAGATTTAAGTCCTTGGATAAGTCCCGAACATTTTGTTAGAACTCCAAAAGTAAGTGAAGGAATTAAACAATCGGGAATAAAAGATAAAATTTTAAATATTATAAACAAATGAGTTTATTTGTAGTTGATGTAGAGTCAGATGGTGGATTATTAGGTCATCATAGTATGGTATGCTTTGGTGTGGTTAAACTCACACCAGAACTTAATACCACATTTTATGGGAAAGTAAAACCCATATCAGAACATTATGATAAAAATGCACTTGCAGTAAGTGGGTTTAGTAGAGAAACACATGAAACTTTTGATGACCCACAGAAGGTTATGGAAGACTTCGCTAAATGGCTCAGAGAAAATAGTGTGAGTAAACCAGTTTTGATTTCAGATAACAATGGTTATGATTCCAGTTGGATTAATTATTATTTTTTAAGATTCACTGGTAGTAATCCATTTGGGTGGTCGTCAAGAAGAATAGGTGATTTGTATTGTGGAGCAGAACATGATTTATATTATAAATGGAAGCAACATAGAATAAGTGCTCACACGCACAATCCAGTTGACGATGCGATGGGAAATGCGGAAGCATTATTACATCTATTTAAAAAACATAACATAAAATTACCAAAATAATAATCATATTTATGGCAAGGTATAAAAAAGAAACATCAAGAATTACTGCTAAATTTATTGACAACGATACAGAAGAACTTCTCTTCGAAGTAAATGACCGTAACCATACCAATATTGGTGAATTATTTACTGATTATGTAGTTAGTTCATTAGCTGAACGTGAAATAAAAAAAGGCATAGAACCCGATGAAATCATGGTAATATCCGTTGGAATATTCAAACGAGTTGATTGATAATCAGACACAAACCTAAACCTTTTGCACGTATCATTAAAATACGTGCATTTTTTTGTAACAAAATTTCAACATTTTTCGTATAATGGTTGTAACAAAAAAATAATAATATGAAAACACTATTTAAATTTTTATTAGTTCTTGCACTAGGTGCTTTTCTTGGATACGTATTTTTTAATGAGATTAACACCAAACTTGAAACCCTTTCCAATATCGAAAGACTTCCTGAAGTTAAAACAGTTCCTGAACCTGAAGTTAAAACAGTTCCTGAACCTGAAGTTAAAACAGTTCCTGAACCTGAAGTTAAAACAGTTCCCGAAGTCAATAAACCAGATATTAACTATCAAGGCACGTGTCAAGGTACGTGGGCAAACTTTGAGTATCAATCAGAACACATAACAACATTTTATTTAAATTCTGGCAGTGTAGAAGGTAGAAAATCACTTGATACTCTTAGAATTAATAATTATATTGATAATTTTTACGATAAAAGTGTAAGTAGATTAAGATTATCAATATACTCGTTTGTCGATGCAGACCATAACTTATATATGATTTCATACGATACCACTATTACAACAACTGGTTATGATAAATATGACGACATAACTAAGAGTAAGACAGTTGTTGAATCATGGCGAGATGGTTTTTCATTTGATTTAATTTTTGAGCACAGTTTAGATATTTACACTTCAAAAAGAAATCTATATCTATGGCGTTGGTCGGACAATAAGTGGGAAATTGCAAGTAATGTAATTCAAACCGATACTTGGACTTCAGAAGTACGAGAAACGAGTAGCGATAAAACTCTTGGTAGAAAACAATCTGCCGACACTTATTTCCCAAGACAAGAGGGAGCAAATCTTAAATACTTGGGTGATGAAGGTGACACATATGTAAAGGAATTCGATAACGGTGAGGTTGAAATAAAGATGATTTGTAATATTATTGGAAACGGTTTTATTCAAGAATGGTCAAGAATGTATTATAAAATACTGAGATTTACACCAAATGGTGATGGTACATACAAATCAACACTAATATCCACAAACAAATGATTAAGGTAGTTCCATACATAAAAACAATGGGAAGCGAGAGATTCAAAGAATTTCTCGCTAAACCCTTCAAGCTTGACATGTTATATCCAGTATCAAGTGATAATTCTGAAAAACTTTTCGATGGTTGGCGTGGCAAAAACATGGTTAACTGGCATAAATTTAGTAATGATGATAAAATCTTTCTGGAATTCTATCCAACATATTATACGATTAAAAGGGATGTTAAGGATGGAATCACATATATGATGTCAATACCAGTAACTATTGATGATTTCATTAATGATATGGAAAGATTTAGTGTTCAATTGTATTGGACTGATTCTATAGACTTGAATTTCGAACCCAAAGAATATTTAAATAAGAATGGTATTCGTTTATATTTCACCAACTTATTAACTAAAATGGAAAAGTCACACGAACTGCTTCAATAAAAATTTGCATTTTTAAAAAAAATACTTAACTTTGCCGAGATGAATAGAACTGATATTAAAATATGGTCAAATATTTCATTTAAAACTTGTGCATATCGTAAAAATTACGATTTAATCACAATTAATGAAAATATAATTACCGAATACGATGGGACTGTTTCATTATTAAGAATCAATGAAAAAAAATCACCATTAATTATTGGTGAGTATGGTTTTTCTGTTTGGAATATTGAATTAGCTAAAATGCTTAAATTCAATCTAAATAAATTAATTGCTGCACATAATATCGAAGATATATATAAAGAACTTCGATTCGTAATTAAAAATGGATTGATTGATATTAATGATTATAAAAAACTCGTATTAATACATTCACTTGTATTGCGTGCCGATTCTCGTAAACACGAAATACCTGAAGAATTTGTTGAAATGCTTTATAGGGATTTCCATGCAGATAATACATTAATAATTGCACTGGTGAAACCGTTTCAGAATAACGCAATCAATTTTGACTATTATTTTAAACGTAAAACGGTTATAATTAACAACAAAATTGGTGATGTTAAGGAGAAAGATACTATCCCTGCATCCGAGTATTATTCATTAAAAGAATTAGGTGATAAGACTGATAGGGAATTTAATGAATATAAATTGTTTTCAGTTGCAACACGATGTGGTTTCGGTAGAATTGGTGAATCATATTTATTTAGATATGAACCAACCAAAACCATTGATAGATTGATGGATAAGTTCAATACACCTGAAATAATTTAACTTTTTTAAAATATAAAGTATTTATATTGACAATATGAGTTTAAAAACAAACATACCAATATTGATTAAAAACAAAATACCCCGAAGTCACTCTATTGGTAGCGGTTCTAATAACCTGCTTCTTATAATACCCAGAAAATCAAAAATTTCTGGGTATTATAGTCTTAATAAACCACATATCAACAAAATCCAGAAAACATTATCAATGGATAATTAATTGATTTTCAGTAAATAATACCACTAAAAACCTAAATCATGAAAAAAATCATCTTAACATTATTATTACTATTTGCAGTATTCAGCATTGGCAATATTATTGATACCAAAGCAGAATTTTCGGATGAAACAATGTTGAATCAAATAATTGAGCAAAATAAAATGATGAGTGAAAAAATTGTTCAATTAGAAAAACAAATATATTTGAAAGAACTGATTGGATATATTGAAGCTAATGCAGAAATCATAATCCCAGAACATTTTGATTCGGAATATATTGTGTACGTGTACGATATTTCAACACAACACAGCATACCAATTAGAACTGTGTTTAGATTAATATATATAGAATCTCGTTTTAAAGAAACTGCATTATCACCAGTTGGTGCAAGTGGTTTTATGCAATTAATGCCAGAAACACGTAAAATGTACTACAAATTACTTAATGTAGATACACTCGGTTTAGAAAGGAATAAAGAAGATATATACATCGGTCTTAATCTTTTAAACGATTTACATGATTTTTGGGTAAGTAGGGGCAATAGTAATGAATATTCGTGGAAATTGGCTATTGCTTCCTATAATGCTGGAAAGGGTAATGTACTTAAGTACAAGGGAGTACCACCGTTTAAAGAAACACAACATTTCGTAAATTTTATATATAAAGTACATTCAAACCCAGAATTTTTAGCTAATTATTCCAAAAAATATGAAAACACAATTAAAAACAATTCATAATGAAGAATTTTCAGATAATAGTAGGACATTAGGTGTCCTGCTAAATTATTCCGATGAAGACCCAAACTGGAAAGATAGTTTCATATTTATCTATCATGATAACAGATATATATTCTTTCAAACCATGTACGATATGTTTAATTATATGCTAAATGGCACACGTGGAGTAAAGCGTGCACTTATGTCTGAAGAAGATTTTGATAAATATGATGATGCAGAATTTATTGATGGAACATTTAATGATGTTCTGGCATGGGTAGATTAGAATTACTTTAGTATTTATTCATATGAATACTGAAGTCGAATATAAAGCAGAAATGTTGTGGAAGGAGCTTGACAATGAAAAACGTGTCAAATTACTATCATATTTTCAATTCTGGGATGGTTTAAGCAACTATCTATATGAATACCTACCAGAATCCTTCAAAGTGATATTAAGGAATAAAATCACCAATAATTATCCATATTGGCTTTAATTAAAATTTCTTTGGAATTGCCTCGAAAACCTGTATACGATTCGAGTCAAAAGCCGTTTCATATCCCTCATTCCACCAAACAAGCATTTCGTTTTTATTAAACAACATAGAATTCTTGCTTAATTTTCGTGGTAGCCAATAAACAGTAACCTTTGCACCCTGTTTATTAAGTCTTTTAATCTTATCGAATAAGTATTCAAATTCTATATCATGTCTCATTGCGTTAATACTTGTGTTTACATTATCAACAAGATTATTAATAACGTTACCCTCAAGCTTTTCTTCAATACGTGTTCTATGTAAAATAATATCAATTTCTTTATATCCCTTCATCATCAATTGGTCAAGTCCAACTAAATCAGTTAATCCACCATCACTCCAATTACCAACATGAAACCTTCCCGTAATATCATGCCAACTTTTTTTAACTAAAGTTGTGAAAAACGGAAAATTTGCACTACACCACATCCAGTCTTTAAATTCTTCATGGTCTTCGGTTAATGAACTAAAATAATGTATTTTAGAAGGAATTTGTGCAAAATTTTGTGTACCGACAAGAATCTCGATATTCTCATTTTTTAGTTTATTAAAATGTTCCAAAGGAAAAAACTTATCGATTGTTTTTCTTAATGCATTAGAGGTGCAGATATTTTTTTCACCTAATAAAAATGTCATTATTATTGGAAACTTCCTAATCTTACCTTTCTTAGAAAGTGGCATCCCCTTATACCAAGGACAATCAAAAATATCACCATTACTAACCGTAGTATATGCAGTTTTAAGTAATTCCCAGTCATTTAATCCAACCAGTGGTGCTAATAAGCTACCTGTTGATACCCCAATAATTGTATTGTATTCACCATTAATTCTCTCCAAAGTACCACCACCGAATGCTCCCCATGAACCCCCACCAGAAATTAATAACGCTTTTTTCGTTGCCATAATGCTATCTATTGTTTTATAGTAATAAATAGAAAAAATAAAGCAAATCACTTCTGATTTGCTTTGAATATTGAGAAGAAAATATATTAAAATTTATAACTTTCTCAACTCATTAATTAATTGTATAACAAGATTCGTTTGGGTTGCAGATTGCAACGCTATAAAGTCCAATGTTTCCTTCGAATCGGTATTAATATTGTTCCAATAATATTTAGATAATTCATCAAGAGGTAATAGGTCAACAGACTTTTTTAATTTAAGAAAATCTGCGATAAGCATTAATGGCATGTTATCATAACCATTAAACTTCCAAACATTCACAGTATCTACAATTCCAGATTCCCAAGGCTTAATACTCAAACTTCTTCTAAGTATCGATGGTAATTGTCGTTTCGTTGCATCATCACCACCACCATTTAATAAAATAAACCGTTTTATTAAGAGCGGAATATCGTAACTAATTATATTATGTCCACATAGTGGTGAAAAATATGGTGGACTCGATTTGGTTGCTGCACTTGATAGTAAGTGAAGTTCAGTCATAAACGTTTCAATGACCAATCGTTCGTCTTCATTACAGATTTTTTTAAATTCTCTTTTTAGTTGACCATTTTCCATATACAGATTTGCATATGTGATAGCGAGTATTCTACAATACTCTGGATAATAAATGGCATTTTCTTCATATACAGTTTGTGCACTCGTGTCTTGACCGTAATTATATTTGGTTTTAGTTAAATACAACCAACGCTGATATAATGGTTTGTTTTTTTCTTCAAGGTCTTCAAGCGTAGGGTGTTCCAAAACAGACTTAATGTTGAAAAACAACATTTCATATATGCTCGATGCATTAAACACTTCATCAAATAACTGTGTTGCCATATTCTATAAATTAAGGTTAATAATGACAAAGATAATTTAATATTATTCAATATTAAATAAAAAATGAAAAAATTTCATAAATGAAGACCTATTTTCTTTTTTGAGCTGATTATAAATGTCTTGAACATCTTCAAATACATATGATTTCAGTTCATCGGCATTGTATATTTCATTACCATATCTGATTATATATGGAATTAATTTGTTTTTTTGAAGTTCTTTGTTTTTCTTTTTCCTTTCGATTTCCATCAAAAGCGATTTTCCACTTTCTTCGATTTCAAAAAGTGTTAAGTTTTTTTTTCTTTTAGTATCTTCCTCAAGATGTTTAGAAAGGGATTCTAAATCAATATCATCATCAGAGTCGATAATTTTCATGTTCTTATCAATTGACATATTATTCCAATGATAATTGATTGTTAGTTTCAGTACTGTTTACAACCTCACCATCAGATTTTAATGTTCTGGGTTTTCTTGGTTTCTTTTCTACCTCTGGATGTAAATTTTTAACAAAACTATCATTAAGATGTCTAAATGAATTTTCCTTTAATTCATCAAGTTCTTTATAGAATTTTTTTGCTTCTTGTTCTAAAACACCTTTCATTTCAGCCATCTTATCGGTGAACTGTTTTTCTTTTTCGGCAATCTTTTTGTTAGTCTCAATTATTATTTCAACGAATAGAATCAAGTCATCGATAACCACTTTTGTGTTCTTCGGTGCAATTTTAATTAGTTTACCCATTTCAGTTTCAGCTAAAACTTCACAACTAATATCATTATTTTCATCGAAAACCCAAGCCTTCGGCAATCCAATTTCTATTTCCCACCATCCTTTAACGGTATTTCGTATAAACGAATGAATATATCCATCGGTTGGGTTTAATGCTGCTTCAATTATTTTCATTATATAATGTATGTAAAAAATATTGCTAATGATAACCAGAATAAAAGCTTTTCAACTTTCGTTAATACGAATCTGGCATCCGTCTTTAAAACAAATCTTCCATACATTTTAATGCCTAATTCACCAAGAACATAAAGCATGAAAATGATGGAAGATATGAATAAAAACTGATATATTTCAGTTAATGTTATCATTTTTACTCTCCATGAGTCTGACCTTGATGAACCTTACCTTGTGGTGCTTGTGCTACTGGTTCGCCTTGTGGAACATTTGCTGGTGCACCACCTTGTTGTGGTTCTTGGAAATACTGTGCAACTAACCCAATTTGGGCATTGAGAAGTGCAAGATTCTGCAATCTATATGACATTGCATCAATTTTTTCCTTATAATTCATATTAGGTTCTTGCGCAAGACGCACTAATTCAAGTTCTTCATAATACTTTTCGTTATTTAATTTGTTAACGAGGTCGAGTTTCAAATTTACCATAATTTTAATTTAGATTAAATAAATATAATTTTTGTAAAAATAGTGTTTATAAATACAAAATGCAAGAGTTTTTAAACAATTTCTAATATATTTTTCTCTTGATTTATTGATTTATCGTATATCTGATAAATTTCAATGAGGATGTTTATGATGTTTTTGTTTTTTTGTTTATCGATTTCAAAAATCTGTTTCCAAAATTTTTCAAAATGTTGAATTGTGGTGTCGTGAGCCGAATTATTCTTTGCTCTATAAAACTGGTGATAATAATATGTGTAAAAATATTCTTTCAATGCCATATTTTCACTAAAATCAATACCTTCTAACGCAAATTCTGCACAGACTTTATTAAAACACCACTTAAAATGGTTATAAATGTCTTCGTCTTGACTAAGACTTTCATAATCTATATAATAGTGTTGAATATAATACATCAGATTTAGTGCAAAGTCTTTATATATTTCAACCCTGTCTTTGATTATATGATATTTTTGAGTATTACCCATTATTATAAAGATTTGAGCATTTGAATTAATTCGGTTTGTGGGTGGCAATTTTCATTAAATAAATTTAAATTAGAAAACAACACTTCCTTATTATAAAATTCATCTGTTGATAATGAAACATCCCATCCTTTCGATTTATATGATTTATTTAATGCTTTAGATATTGATTGAGGTGATACACCGACAATAGTAGAAGCATGCGATATACTAAAACAATAAATACTTTCGGCATTATTTGTTAGTATAATTTCTTTACGATTAGGTAAATTAATTTGACGAATAATTTTTTCAATCAATGTTTTTTCTCTTCCAAGACTGGCTTCAGTTAGTTTATCAATTAACCATTGTGGTCTTTTTTTCCCATACATACCATTATTACATCCAGTGCTACTATTGGATATTTTCAATAATGCTTCTGCAGTATGTTTTTTATTTAACATGGGTGCAGACGAATTTAATGCAATGTTAAACTTATTCAAATAATTATCCAAATAATATTGTTCACGTGTTAACAAATTTGAATTGTCACATTCATCCAAAATTTCAAAAATTAATGAATTTAATCCATATTTATTTACAAAATTTTGTAAATGTGCGTTCCCATGTCTATTATTAGATAAATCTCTTCTATGTTCCAACCACCTTCTATTAAGATTGACTGTACTTCCAATGTAAACTCTATCATCCACAGAATTAGATATTTTATATACGTGTCCCATATTATGTTAGTGATTTCAACATATTTATAAGTCTTTCATCGGGATAGCAATCCGATTTATCGCTTCTGAATGATGTGTGTGTCCAAACACCCGCTTTTCCCGAAAGTGCTTCTTGTGATATGTCCCACATATTTTCATTATAATTCAAGGGAATTTTATATTTTTCACCCCAGAATACTAATAGTTGTCTAACTGCTTCAATTTGAGCATCTGTATATTTTTCATAACCATAAAAACCCCTATATCCTTGGTCATATGTTTGAACATTCGTAATTGGTTTAACTGCGGTATTTGCAATGAATTTCTTAATGTCTGCATCCCATTTTGCGGGATACCACAACCTATTGTGCCTAACCAAACCACCCCACGCATCCATTTCAATTCCAATGGATGCCATATTCAACGCCTTGTTATTTGTAACACTTATACCCAAATGATATGCCCAATATTTACTACTAAAACATTGATATATCTTACCATCCCAACCAACAATAATTGCAGTACCAATTCTATCAGCAGTGCTTCTCCACCAAGCTATGTCACCATCAACACCCTGTCCACTAACCGTATGATGTAACACGATTTGTTTTTTATCTGTCTGTTCTTTAAAATATTGATTATCTGGAAAATCGACAATTATAATATCATTTAAATTCAATTTTGCTAATGCCTGATTTTCTTTATCTCTTTCTTTTTCCACTTGTTTAATTGAATCAGTTGAATTAAACAATAATTTCATTAAACTTTTCATGATACACGTTTTCACATAAATACTCGATAATTAAATATAAAACAAAAGGGGTATTAACTCAATAATACCCCCTTTTGTTTAAAAAATAATTATGTTTATCCGTAAATTTTTTTCACTAATAATATATATCCAATTTTTGTAATGCCAAGATGTTTTGCAATTTTTTTTATTCTTAAATTATTGAGAAACACTGCACTGAATAAATATAACACTAAAATTGTTAATAGTATTGCATAAACAACAACAACTGTACTTACAAACGAATATGATGCGTTAAATATTGAGCTGAAAAAACCTAAAAGAAAAAATGTCAATAATATAAACGTAATATTATTTCGAAGTGACATATTCTTTTTTTCCGTTTCTTTTGAAAAATACTTATATGCAAACCGAATCCAAGCATTTGGTTGATATTTCTTTTGTGCGCTATCGAACTCTTCTTTAGTTATTTTATTAAAATCATTCATATTAAAAACCTCTATTTTTCTTAACGTTATTTGTGTTAGTGAATGTTTCTGGTTTATAACCAAGTAAATGTTTCATTTTATCGACTTGTTCATTTACAACAGGTTTTCCAGCTTTTTGTGTGTTTTCATTTAATTTCTGAACAGGATTTTTAACTGCAACAACCTTTTTACCATCGGTATAAAATTTATATGCGTCCAATATTTTTGACATACCCTCGTTGACAATTACTTTATTGTCAATACTCTTACTAACATAACTGTTTCCAAGTCCAGTAAAATCTAATGTAGAATAACTTTCATTAAGCTTATCAGCAGTAACACCACGAACTTCATCAAGAGTAAAATCAATTAAACGTCTTTTATTTAAAATATCGTGGTATCTACCAGTAATCATTGATTCCTCAATTTTTTTATCATTAACTGGTTGTGAGTCTTTATTATACATCGGTTGTTTACCAATGTCTGCCAATTGTTTATCCCTCATACCCATAATCTTTTCACCCATATCGGCTTTCATACGGTCTTCAAATCGTTTACTTGGTTCATTGTCATAAACCCAGCTATGCATACCTTTACGATATAAATCAATCTCATCCTGTTCTGCTGTAGTTAAATTACGTTTAGGAATTTCATCTCCCTTATCATTTGCACTATCACCAACATTTTTAAGTGCTTCACCACTCTTAGCATCAGTAGTTTTGAGTGCTTGCTTTTCAATATCCAGACCTAATTTCTGTGGGTCATTACCAATATCGGTTTGCTGGTCTTTGTACATAAGTTCTTTTTCAACGTCAATGATTTCTTTAGTACCACTGTGTTGTAAATCCTTTTTGAAGTTGGTTTCATTTTCACTTCCAACCCTGTCTCTTAGTACCAGTGCCGATGGTTTTCTTTCTTCTGCCATTTTCTTTAATTTATCGTGATGAATTGAATATGCATCCAATTCGTTATTTAATTCTTCTAATAAGTTTAGGCTTTCATTAACCTCGTTTTGATAACGATTTAATCCAAGCACATTACTTATTTTATTTCTTACTTCTGGGTCATTTTTTTGTGCCATATCATATTGTTTTGTTAGTTCTTCATCCGAAAGTTTACTTAAATAAGCCATTGATGGTATTCCTGAATTACCTTGAAAGCTAACATCTTGAATTTTTTTCATCATATCATTACGTCTTTCTTTCGAAATCGTTTCATTCATACCACCACTTGATTGCATTCCCATTGGTACACTACCACCTTGGTCGCCAATTGCTTGTGCCTTGTTAGACATCGAAGTCCCATTTGGTTGTATCATGGTTTGTGTTTCTTCCTGTAAATAATCCCCAAGCATTTCCATTGCATATGAGTCTTGTTTCCAATTATAATTTTTTGAATCGAGATGTGATTTTAGATTTCCAGCAATTTTATCTGCCTGACCTTGATTGTTTGATTTCATTGCATAACGGTGGTCAACACTTGCTTTCTGAACAGCTTGTTTAGGGTCTAAATTTTGATAAAGGTTTGAAAGCTGATTTTCTTCTTTAATTTCGTTACTTTCACCCATTAAATCATCAAGACTATATCCATCTTCAGAAAGTCTGTCGTTTACTGCTTCTTTAACTGACTTAATCACTTCTTCATACGACATTCCACCGTTTTCATTAAGATAATCCCACATTGAATTAGTATCAGGTAAATCATCCCAACTCAATGGCAATTTTCTATTTGCAAGTTGAATTGCGACTGCATATAATGCTTCTCCAGCTAAACTTGGAAACATTACTTTCATTAGTTTTTGACCCGCAGCTTTCATTTGTCTTAACTGGTCTTTAGTTGTTATCATATTTGCTTGTTGTTCAGCAATATTACCACGAAGATTAGGTTCATCCCATTTCCTTGTTTGTATATCGTTTTTAATTATTTTTTGATTCACAGGGTTCATGTTGTTAACAGTACCATAAGCTTGACTATTTTTTGAAATAAAATCAGCATCGCTTTGTTCGTTCAACATTTGAATATATTTTTCAAAACCTTTGGGGTCGGTTAAATAATTACTTTCTTGAATAATTGTACCACCCTGCCATATTGGTTTACGCATTGCTTTACTTTTACCACCTTTGGTTAATTCACCTGCACCCCATGCAGCAGGACCGACATACGCACCAGATGATGCAGAAGTTGTGGTTTCCTGTACCTTTTTCTCATATCCCATTGCAGGAGCGAATGCACCCGCACTACCTGCACCAGTAGTTTCTTGAACATCATTCAATACTTCAAGATTATATCCTTGTCCTTCAAGTTCAGCTTTAAGTTCGGCATATTCTTCAGGAGTTGCTTCACGACTTTCGGCAGCATAATCTGGATGAACTGAAGTGTGTTGTCCTACGTGTGCATAACCCGTTTTATATATTCCATTATGTGTTTCTTCTGGAAAATAAGCAAAAACGTCCTGATTTTCAGGGTCGGTTTCATTAACCAGAAATTGTACTTTAGTTGCTGGCTCACCACCTTCAGTGAGGTCAGGCTGTTTTGGTTTAAAGGTTGGATTCATTTTTTTTATTGTTTCTTGACCAGCTTTTTTCGCTTGATTTATACCGCTTTTGTCCCTTCTCTTCTTTTTCTTAGGAACAGCCATTTTATATTTCTGTAAATATTTTGGACTATTTAAAACATAGTCATTAAATATCATGTTTTGAATGGTTTCGTTATAATGATAACCGTATTTTTCTTCACCATTTTCTGCCATTTCATTATATATTGCAGTTAATTTAGGGTCTGCAAATACGAGTGATTCCATTTTAGCCAAGCTAAATATCTTTTTCTTTAATGATTGCTCAACTTCTGATAACATAACATCAACTTCATTTAAATTAACAGATGGTGCATGTGTTGCCATACTTTTCATAAATTGTTTCTCATACCCCTTAGACTGGTCGCTAATAGGTTTTGAAAGTGTAGGTTTAATATCTTCTTTAATTATTTTCATTATGTTTCGTTATTAGCGTATGTCAGACTTCCAAAAGTCACGTTTAATCCACATCATTTTATAAACAGATTCCATTGCATTTTTTATAATGTTAAGAATTTCTTCTCTTGATTTACTATTTGAACCATGAAGTATTTTCTTTATTTCCTTATCAAGAGAATCTTCAATAAAATTCTTTATCTCATCGTTCACTATTTTCTTAACATCTGTATTATCCATACTATAGTTATCTGTTGTTCATAAATACTTATCGAACACAAAAAATTGAATATAAATGAAAAAGAACGTATGTAATACCACACACGTTCTTTTATTTAACAAATGTCCCCCACTTACGAGGTATATTACTTGGTTAATAAGTACACTCCACCAGCACCAGTTGCAATTCCAGCACCAATATATATTATTTTTTTACCGTTTTTGTCAAACCACTCACCAAATTTAGATTTTGGTTCAGTATTAATTGTTGGTATAGCATAACTATTAATATCAATGGTTTTATAGAATCCATTTGAATTTGAAACGCTGAATGATATCGGATTACCATTTTTCTTATCGTCTTTGTAACTGAAACTAATAAATTGTTTGTTGGGAAATTGTAATGTATCAATGAATAATGTCGGTATTGCTGTTTGTGGAAATGGAAGTACGTTTCCAACAACAAATTTATATAATACCTCATAATTAACACTATCAATAGTTTTCTTATATAAATCACCAAATGTTATTTTTTTGTTTGTTGTATCAATAACAGGTTTTGTGTTAAGCATCAAATTAGTTATACCAACATTTGCAGTAATTAATGCTGCTACAATAGTATTGCTTTTCTTATCCAATTCCTTTACTCTAATAATCAATTCCTTTTGAGAATCACTTAACTGACCATACATTTTTTCAAGATTTTTTATACTTTCTTGAATAGTAAGTTTTTCTGCAACAACTTCGCCATAAGAATTTTTATAAAATCTAATAGTATCGTTTAAAGCATTGTTTAATTTAACTTCTGTTTGATATTTATTTTTCCATTCTTTAACTATGGTATTCTGAACCCACATGCCCAATATTAATAGAATTGCCAAAACAATTGCCCAGCGATTCTTAACTAATATAAATTTCCAAAATTTTAATAATATTGTTTTCATTTCTAATTATTTTTGTATCATATTATCTCGCCAATATTCTTTAAAGATATCATAATATGTTTCAATTAATTTAGCGATTAATTCGTTTTTCGGTGCATCTGGTGAAAAATCTTCAAGTGGTTCAATTTCATATACACTTGTACTTTCATCAGGCGTTACTGAATAAACAAACGCCATAACACCATCAACTTCACCACCCCAGAACACCCAATTATCATATACTTCTAAAGGAACAAACTTAGCACTGATAGTAAGGTCAGCATCTTTAAAATAGCTAATAAATTTATTTTTTTCTTCCTCTTCATCATAAATTGTTTTCTTACTAACTGGTTCTACCACCTTTTTGGTATCATCCACAGTATTTTCCTCATTTAATTTACGTGTGATTTTAAGCATATCTCTCATGCTTAAATCTTTTTTTGGTGTGCTGGTTTCCATTACTTCGAATTTACCTTCACGAATTCTTTTCATAAACACACGCATTTGATTTGGAGTACTCTTACTGTTTATATTATTGTCCATGTTTTTGTTTTTACATATAAATACTTAGATGAACTCATTACGTAACATTTCGTTAAATTTAGTAATATCAAATAGTGGATTGATATCACTACTATCCTCAATATAATTACTTCTAAAGACGATACCTCTGAATTTTTGAGTTTCTTTATGATGATGATGAAAATCAATTAATAGTTTTGGAATACCAAATTCGTCACAAAGAGTTCTACACAATTCAACGGTACTCAGCATCTGTTCATCACTAAACTTTTCCCAATAACGATAGCCAAGCCAATTTTTTTCAGAAACCATATTTTCATCACAAACTTCATTAAGCCAATTAATATGTTTTCCAGATGGTGTTTCAAATAAACATCCCATGTTTTCCAGCATAATTGAAATTGTTCGCCTATCCACTTCTTTTATACCAAGAAAATCTGAGTGAAAATTTGGGTCAAAATGTTGATAAACATTACCATTTCTCGATATACTATATGTACACCATTTTTTAGTGTTGCCAAATTCTTTGTGTTGTAATCTTGTGATATGATAATTATTTTTTCTCAAGCTAATTGCAAGCACAATTTGAGTTTTCGGTGAATTTGTTTTATATCGATTATTTTCCGATATTTTATATGTTTCCTTGTCTATGTGCATCATAATTCATATATATTATCTCGACACCACCTTCAGCCAATTTTTGTAATGCTAATTTAAATCCTGCACCAAACTGAGGGTTATTAAAATCAGGTTCTTTATCACAAAAAATGCGTTTTATTCCTGCATTTACTATCATACCAGCACATTTTGAACAAGGAAACCAATTGACATACATGTCAGCATCTTTAGTAATTTGTCCATGTCGAGCAGCGTTCATGATTGCATTTTCTTCCGCATGTAAAACCCAATCATACTTGGCGGGTCTTTCATGTCTTTCTTCTTTTTCATCGTCACACCCTCTTGGAAATCCATTATATCCCATTGATATTGGATTTTTGTCTCTAACTATTACTGCACCCACTTTTGTACTACGGTCTTTACTCCAACCAGCAATATGGTCAGCAAGTACCATAAACCTTAAATCCCAATTAGTATTACTCATAATATTATGTTAATTTCCACCATCTATTTTTTGTCAATCCTCTTGCTTTCACAATTAATTTCTGCAATTCTTCATAATTAAAATCATCCTTATCAAAATCACCATCAATATCTGCGAGGTCATTTTTAGCAAGTTTATTGACAATTTTTAAGGCTTCTTTAATTAAATTACCTTTCTCAAAAGCTTCTACGTCTTCCATCATATTTTTATTTTATATTTTCAAGTGCTCGGTATGCATCATCAAAATGTTCAATAACATTCTGTGCTTCATTATAGCTCATTACAATAAATCTTCTTTTACCAGTTGTAGAAAAAATACCCAAATTATCCATTTCTTTTAAAAATTCGTCAACTAATTTATTCGAATTCTGTAAAGTGGTTTTTTCTGCAACAATTTCTTTTAGTTCCATTCCACTAATTACCCTATCACCAGTAGTTAACTTACCATCTTTATACACAAAGGACAATAATGAACGATATCTATCTTTTTTCTGATAAATTTTTTCAAATTTTTGTTGATTAAGCACATATAAATTATACTCATACCATTCTCTAAAATAAACACCACCAATAATAATTGCTTCTGCAAATATAGCAATAATTATGAATAAAAAAATATTTTTTGTATCTTCTGTTGCATTACCAGCAATGGTTTTATTAAGACCAGTTTTTAGTTCTTCAACCCTTTGTTTTAACTGCTCGTCAATTTTATTTATTTCAGCTTGGTTGCTTTCAATAATTTTCGTGTTTTTATCAATACTTTCTTGATAATCCCTACGTACTGTTGCATAATTGATTGGTGTTTGTGCCAAAGTATTACGCAAATCATTATTTACGTTTCGCAATGCTTGATTATCTACTTCATATACCTTCTTTTTATTCTCATATGTTATTGCAAGATTATCTTTTTGAATATCAATCGTTGTCATTGCCACAGTATTTTTAACTGAACTCGTACTTGCAAGATTTTTTGCTCCAACAAGTGAAAGAAAAAAGCTTAATGATATTATTGCTAAAGATATGGTTAACCATCCAAGTAATGAAGCACTTATTTTTCTACCACTCGCAACAAAATCAGATGAAAAGTTTCTAAATAAATATCGTTTTACTATTTCAAATATAATGAGAAACGTATTTGCAAATATAAAAGCTAATACCGTACCCCACATACCAGATACCAAATTAATGGATATTGCCTTTAATAATGCAGGGTATAATAAAAAATATGCAAAAAAAATTGAAACTAAGTTTCCAACGAATGAAAAACTATATAACCATTTATCCAATCCCTTATTATTTCCTTCGAAATCTTTGGTGCTAATCTTCTTTCTTAATTCATCATATTTCTTTAAATCCATGACACAATTTTTTACATAAATAGTAAAAAATATGTTTTATTCGAGTATTAATGATGATATACCGTCTTCATTTAATTCAACACTTATCAAATAATCGGGGTTTATTTCGGCATTATGCTCAATAATTAATATTCTTTTTGTGTTGGTTTTCATTGTGTGAAGAAGCTCAACAAATTCTTCTACACTATTCTCATCCAATTTACCCATAACTTCATCCAATAAAAATATTGTTGGTTTAGCTTTCACATTGATTTGGTTCAATGCAAATTTTAATACAACACTGGAGAACGTTCTTTCTTTACCACTGGCACTAATACAATCAATGACGGCTGTAGGTCTATTATTATATACTAATTTGGGTCTTAAATCATCGATATCAAGCCATACTTTAAACGGAACTACGCTTAATATGCTTTCCAACGTCAAATTAATTTTAGGTATTATATAGTTCACCAACATTTGTCTTGGTATTCCATCCCTATGAACACATTTCTTATACAATTCCATAACCATGTCACGATATTCTTGAAGCTTAAATTCTTCAATCAATATCTTGTTATTCATTATTTTTAATTGTTTTTCACCAATTTGTGTTTTTCTAATATAAATATCTTCCCTTTCACTCGCCTCATCTGTTTCAAGTTCAGTTAGTCTTAATTTAGCTGCAGTAATACCCTTTTCAATCTTTTGATTTTCTTCAATTTGTTTTAAACTATTATCATAGTTATCGATTTTTTGTTGAAGAATCTGGATGTTTAGTTTCTCATTTTCAATTTTAGTTGGAATCTGGTCTAATTCAATTTGTAATTCCTTCCGTTTTTCAACATCATTCTTATCATTGGTAATTACGCCAATTTCCTTAAGAATGTTCTCCATTGCAAGGGAAAGCTTTTCAATCTCACCATTAATTCTCGCAATCTCACTTATTTGAGTATTAATAATTTTCTGATGTTTCAATTTATCAACATTTTCTTTAGCCTTAATCTGGTCGGCAATGCTGAACATTCTTTCTTCTTTTTCCTTAATAGATTTACTTATATGGTCTTTATGTTCCTGTTTCTCAATCACCTGTCCACACTGACTACAATTTTTACTATTTTTAAGGTCGGCAATTTCCCTTTTAAGTTTAACACCCTCTTCTTTTAATCTAAAGATATCACCATTGATTATTTCGATTTTATGTTCTTCATCGGTTTTAATTTGTTCAAAACCTTTTATTTCTAATTTAAAATTATATTCATTCGTCTTATGCGCATCTTTTTTATCTGTAAGTTTATTTAGTTTCTCAACATCATAGGTTTCTTTTAACGGCTTAATATTCTCTTCAATTACTGCTTTACGTGCCCGTAAATCGACTATCGCCCTATTATGGTCTCCTATATCAGCTTTGGTATCATCTACGTTTAAATTGTAAATTTCGGGGTCGATTTTAAATAATTTTTTTGTCAGGTCTTCAACATATTTTCTTCCCTTGGTTATATTCTCCTGAACTTCTGGAAGCTTAATTGTTTCAATCTGATTTATTTCACCATTTAAATCAGTAATTTCTTGGGTTAATATTGCATTAAGTTGAGTCGTAGCTTCAATATTACAGCTAAGTCTTTGTTTTTCATTTACCCTTTTATTAACAACTTTCCAACCCTCAAGTTTTTTATCGAAAATATCCAACCCACTATCGAATAATAGTGAATCAATAAAAACAGCCATATCATTTGACAATATTCTATTAAGTGTATCACTTGTAGTCATAACGATACGCATAAAATTATCGTATGAACCAACAATATTTTCAATTTTTTTCTGAGTTTTTACTCTACGGTCTTCATCCAATTTATCTAATGATGTTTCATCATTCATTTCATCATCAGGTGTTGAAAGCATATAATAACTCAATGTTGTTGGAGCACCATTAATTGTGCCGTCTCTTGCCACACTAAGTTCGGTTTTCTTTTTTATTCCATAATATTCACCATTTGCTTCAATTACTAAATATGCATCACAAAATTTTGCACCATTTCTATTATTAACAAAACGCTTATCACCAAACTTCATTCTTGATTCCGTTTCAAGTGTTTTGCCAAACAGTACATATGAAATTAGCTTCATTATTGTAGTTTTACCCGCAGTGTTTATTCCAGTAATCTGAAATAAACCATCCATATCACGCCAATCAATATCAAGTTTCTCATATGACATGAAATTATTTCCACCAAATTTAATAACGTTCCACTCAACACTAACATCATCAGTTACATCGATTTCACTTAAAATTTCTTCGTCAAGCGCAATTACATCAGCAATTACACTTTCCTCAACACCAATTTTAGTTAAAAACTCTTTAAATATTTCATGTTGAACTTCTTTTGAAGTAACGTTTTCCAATGTAACATTTTCGCTTACATCAATTTTCTCGGTTTCCAGAAATTCGTTTTTATGTGAAAAAACAACATTAACATTATTGTATTTGGTTTTCACATATTCAATTAGTTTTCTTTCCGAATCTTTACTTCTTGTTTGTGGTAATGTACCCCAAACAAATCTAATTTTCATGTGTTTTGTTGGATTTTCTATTTCGAAATCCAAATCTTCGAAATCGGTATATGGTGTTATTTTTACGTTTTTAAACGAATAGTCGTTTGCAATAGAAACTTCCTCAACACTGTGATTCTTAACGTCCCATAAAAGGTAACCATGAAAATTCTCATCACCCTCTGTAACATCCTGTGCAATTAATGAACCACAAAATCCTTTTGTTTTAGCTTTATCAAAATACTGCATTCGATGAATATCACCGAAGAACGAAAAGTCTCCTTTGAAGTCACTGATTTTATAATAAGATTTACTACTCATTTCAAAACCAGTTGTTGATTTACAACCAGTAATTGGGTCATGAAATAAATCAATATAAACTCTTGCATTAGATTTTCTATTGATTTCAAGTTTTCCTTCTTTTGTTTTCCACGGATTATTATTTTTTTCTCCATGATGCCAAACAGCCCAAGTCACATTTTCATCATCAAAAAAACCTGTTGAATCAAAATAAATAACATTTGGGTTATGTAGGGTTTCCACAATAGCCTTAACACTATCAACACGCTTTAAATTCTTCTTACGACAATTACCAGTAATAAATGGTCTTCCCTTATATCTAATAAATAGATTTTCATTAGGTACTGTTAAACAATACACATTGCCATCATATTGAATATCAGTAATTTCCTCTATTTGAGTTGTTTTTGAATCATTATTTATTATGATGAAAAAAATATATTGTCTTTTAGAATTTCCATAATTTCCAAACACATCACTATCTTGAACATATCCCGAATAACCGACATAGTTTGATATTGTTGTTAATATTTCGGCATTTTGATTATATATCGTGGCACATGCGTATCTATCATTTTCAATTAATGACCCATCACCACTCAAATATCCATTAATAAATGATTTGATTTTAAATTTAGATTGATTTAATAATCCCATTTCATAAGACAATTCTTTTTTATAATTAAAAAATTTCATTATGTCTCGTGCATATTGAGAATAAATGCAAATAACCTTAGTATTCCTTTTTTTATCGCCATCTCTGAGTTTATATGGAATTTTCAATCCACTCAATAAATCACATAAATAATTAATTTTTCTTTCCTTTTTGAAATGAAACTGAACCCTCCCGTTCATAGTATTTTGGTTTTTAATTACAAATGTAGCATCTGCCAAACAAAAACCAAGCAACTCAAACCATTTATCAAAACCATCGATAATCTCTTTAGAACGTAAAGGAATTCTATAATCACTATTTAAATCAACAGTGTCTGCATACTTTTTAACATAACTATTGTTTGAATATTGATGTAATAATATTTCGTGTGTTGGGGTGACTTTAAATTCGCATTTATTGGTTCTAAATTGTTTCAAATTACCCTTAAATTGTTTTACAACTTTTTCATCAGGCATTTGAAATTCAAGATGTTCATTGTTGGGATTAAATGTTAATACCTCCATATCAGACCCCAAATTTATATAATCAACTAGTGTTTTCCAACCATCTTTAGTTAAAATCTCATGGTCACCAGTAAAACAGTCATGATTACCTCTGGTTACACGAACTTGAGCAATTTTACTCAATTCGTTGAGTAAATCGCTCGCCAATATCAATTGTTCCCCCTGAAGGTCGAGATAATCGTGAACTAAATCGCCAACAATTACGATTCTATCTGGTTTTTTTATTGTTAATGATGCTATTAGCCTTTTAAATACTTGTTGATATTCTTCGCTACGTGTTGGAGTTTTACGGATGTGCACGTCAGCAATGTGGGCAATCGTCTCTATCATATATAAATTTTTTTACAAATATATCTAAAACCCCTATTAGATGCAAGGATTTTTAAAAATTGTCAGAATGTCAGCGTTTGTCTTAAAATCATATAAATTATGTCAGATTACTTCGCTGGCATCGATTTTGATTAGCTTAGAGAAAATAACTTTATATAAAAAATTTAAAACTATGTTAGCAATAAGAAGTAAGTATCCTACAATTAATTTATTCGATGCACTTTTCGAAGACGCATTTGATTTTCCTGAAATTAATACTGAAGTAAAATCACCAATTCATGATGTAATTGAAAATGAAATTGAATTTCAGGTTGAGATGTTATTGGCTGGAGTAAAGAAAGAAGACATTAGTATTGATGTAGAAAAAAACGTTTTGACTATTAAAGCCGAACGTAAGGAAATTAAAGACATTCAATATAATCGCAAACAAACTTATTTTGGTAAATATGAAAGAATATTCAAGTTGCCAGATAATGTCGATAAAGAAAAAATTGATGCTTCGTTGGTTGATGGTATACTTAAAATAATCATACCAAAAATTGAAATAGATGCGAAGTTAAGTAAAAAAGCCATTGAAATTAAGTAATTTGTATTAGAAGTCCATGAATAAAAAGGTGTCGAATTCGACACCTTTTTTTATTCAAATACGATTTCTTTATTTTTTTTCAATTTTGTTTTGATGTAATTCACTTTATTACTAACAGTACTACTGGTAAGATTAAATTCTTTTCCAATTTCATTGTAATCATAACCCTGTACGTATTTCATATCCAATAACGTGTAGTCTGCGGGTGATAATTGTGTTGTTATATAGCTAATGGAACTACAATTTTCAAAATCAGTGGTACTACATGTGGTTATCATTCCTAAATTAGAAGAATCAACAGACCAGTCAATTGAACCAGTATTAGAGTTATATTGACACGTATTATCATTGAATGTTAATGTCGAATTACTTAGTGAAGTAAGTGTAATTGTATTGCTTCGCCATTTATCAATCATATAATGTTTGGCAATATTGATAACCCATGTCTTAAATTTACCCTTAGTTTTATCATACGTGTTTAACCCTAAGAATATCTTAATCATTATTTCAGACACATCGTCATCAATATCATAATAATTTAAATATTTACTTCGTATATAATCTTTTACTATTTTTCTATATTTATTATATAAGACTTCTTGTGCTCCCAGATTGCCATCCAAAATATTTTGAATAAGAATCCCGTCTTCCTGCTCTATTATAATCATATGGTTTCTGCAACTTATTAATAAAGTTATCGTCAATGGTTAATTGTCTTGCACTATAAAGTGCTTTTATGACTTCATCGATTCCTTGTTTTTTTCTTAGTTCATCAAGGTCATCATTTGTTGGTAATTTAACGATTCTTACCCTTTCTTCGCTGCCAGCATAAATGGTCTGTAGCGTATAATATAATTCGATGCTATTCTTATATGCATCAGGGTCTAATAAAATAACAACATCTGGTTTTAATTCTTTCAGTTTTAGAAACAACGTAGTTGATAACGATTTCCCTAACAATGGAATAATATTAACAGGAAAGCTTAACATATCAAACGTACCTTCAACAAGGTATACGGAAGAATCCCAATTCACAAGACCTTCATTAAAAATAATCATATCCTTATCAGCATGGGGATTTAAATAAGGTATTTTCTTTTTAATTTTGAGGTCATTTCCATAATATCTACCAACAAAATAATTAATTTCTCCGTTAATATCAAAAGACGGAATAATTATTCTCTCAGCGTATTTTCCAGTGGTGCAAAAACCAAGCCGATATTTTAATATAATTTCTCGACTTATTTTTCTTTCAGTAACCAAATAACTATATGCTTTGAAATGTTCTGAATTATTTAGTTCCATTTGACTAAAATATATCATCTCATCAGGAAGCTTTACTTGTACATATTCTTTTTCATCTTCGTCTCCAACATAATCAGAAAATGTACCAGCATAGGCTTTATAGATTTGATAATCGGCAGAAGAACCGAGAATTCGAATCAATCTACCAAGTGACCCACTGAACTTGGGGTCATCACATTTCCAACACCTAAATTGACGTTTTGCAGTATTGATTTCTAAATTAAACTTACCATCAGGATACGGCAATCCATCTCGTTCTTGACAACGAGGACAGTTAACTTGCAATTGTTCTGACACTTGCAAGCCATTAACATCCGTAAAGATGTTCTGAATTATAGAATGAAATTCCAGTCCTCTTACCATGAAGCAAATATAAAAAAAAATTGCTCTAAAACAAAGTGTTTAGAGCAATTCACATTAAAATATTTTTATCAAAACTTTCTATATTGCTCCAAATATGGAAAAAATATTAAAAGTTTGTTTAAAAATGCAACTGGATGGATTATTAAATTCGGTGCACCAGTTTGTGGATTATTACCCATTGCAACTAATGCATCCTGTAATTCCATAAATAATTTAATAGTATTTGTCCTTATAATACCATCATCTTGAATACCGGCACCATTTTTAATTCTTTGATTTTCCTCAAAAATTCTCCGATAATCTTCTTTAGCTACAACTAATTCTGCTCTTAATGCTTCAGAGGATTCAGATAACGAAGAAACTTGTTCTTCAAGCCATTCTTGACCTTCTTTCGGTGTTTCGTCAACAATTTCAAATAGTTCTTCTTTTTTTGGTGTTAATTCAACACCCTCCAATAATTCTTCGACTCTTGCTTTTGCTTTTAAGTCTCTTTCTTCCTCTGGGGTTTTTGGTTTTTCAACTGCTTTAACCACAGGTTTTTTAGCTGCAACAACTGGTTTCCCGCTATTGCCTTTTGCTAATGCTACTAAATCATTTTTCTTTGCCATAATTATTCCTCAATATTTAATTTTAAATTTGCGTTTAAGTGTGCAAGAAGACCAGCTTCATCATTCCAAATGAAAGCTTCTCCTGCTTTAATTGCACCAACAAAACCCTTTTTATGATGCCATTCTTCAGTTCCAGTAAGACTTGATAGATACCTTACGGTAACACCCAAATCTTCATTAGTCACTCTTGACTTATCGAGAACTGTGTATTTTACATCTCTTTTTCTATGAATATGACCAACATGCCATTCATGATAGGTAGTATCAGTCCAGTGAGGTTTTGATTCAATATCTGTTGCCATTAATAGTGGCAGTGATGCTTCCTTTTCTTCACTACCGTGAGTAAGACCCAACAATACTTTACCAAATCGATAATATTTTCTCGGTGATGCACCATTGTTTATGTTTACAATCGGGTCGTTATGATACCATGCTTCAAGATATGCACCCATGTAGAAGCTACGTTCAAAATCGTGATTCCCCGGGATAACCACCACATCAACAGGAACACCAGCTTGTTTCAATAAACTAATTGCATCAACAAGTAGTCTCACACCAACATTAAATGTTTTTTGCCATCTCAGGTCTTCATCCTGTGGTGTGCCTTTTGTTGTGGTATTATAGATAGTATCACTGTTAAAAAAATCTGAACCAACTGGGAATAGTATTCTGGAATATTCGAAACTACTTGCCCTACGAATAAGAGTTTCCACTGTGTCTAGAAATCGTTGACGAGCTATTTTTGTATCATAATTTTCACCAGTTTCACCACCCCATGCCAGTTTACCCATGTGTAGGTCAAAACAGGTTATTTCAAATAAATTATTTTCGTGACGTTCTGAAGGCGTTTCAGGCATCCAATCAAGAACTGGTGGTACATAGTTTTTACACATTTCCTGAAACAATTCACCAATCGCCCTTTCTTTAATATCTTGTAATTTTTTCTCCAACCTAACTTTAACCTGAAAGTTTTGAATTGTAACTGGAAAACCATTTACTTTGCTTGTCATGTCCCATTTGTTCACCAATTGGTCTCTAACTCGCCAGATTTCAGTATCAACTTCTGTTGCCTGAAGTAATTGTGGAACGGTTTTTATATGGTCAACAGGATAATTTGCCCCACTAATCCATTCAACATATCCTTCGTTATCTTCTTCGTAATACTTAAGACTTTCGTCAGGTAATGAATTTTCGGGTTTTTTTATCGCTATGTCGATTTGTGACTCAAGACTTGTTTCATCGTGGATTAAACCAAACCCCTTATTGTTTACATATTGTTTATATGCTTCATCAAACAATGAAAATAATTCGTCATCAAGATTTCCCTTTTCATAGCTATCGTATACAATAGCTTTAATGTTTTTCACGTAGGTATCGGCATACCCACATTTTACTGAAGCTTCTTTAACTGATATTTGATTTTGAATTGCATAATTTATAATTTCTACTGCTTTTTCTATTCGTTCTTTTGTCATTTTAGATGAGTTAAATAATATTATTTTAGAATTTCTGTCAAAAATATGATAAAAATATTTAAAACACAAGTGTTTTTAAATAAATACATTACCACTTTTTTTAAGAAGAACAATAGTTTCCTCAATATCTTTACATTCGGTTCTGAAGGATACCTCATTACTTATACCCATATCAAACCATTCACCCACTTTTTTTAGACAAGAATATCTTCTCTGTAAAGTTTTTTCGATTTTATTTGCGAATTCAGATTGATAGGTTTCAATTAGCTTTAATCCAGAAGGGTTTCCTGTTTGCAATTCTTTAACTCGTTGTTGTGGATGCTTTGATACACCAATCTTATAATATCCGTTTTCTAATGACTGAATTAAGTATATATATTTCATTTAATAATTCCCAATTGCTTTAGTCCTGCATAGCCTACACAATAAGCATCAGACATATCGAAACAAATGTCTTTTGGTTCTTGAGTATCTTTCTTGTAAAACCATTCAATTTGGGGTTCTAATTTACATACTTTTTCCCAAATATACAACTTTTTATCTTTTTTATATTTTTCAGGAAATGAAAGGGTTTCCACACTTTCACCCTTTTTATATGACACTTTAACTAATTCATGACAGAATATTTTACGTGAATCATGTACACTAATCTTTTTAGGAAGAATATCAAATATTGTATATAATATGTATCGACATACACCATTAAAACCAAATAATAATGCAGCAGTACTTGGATTAACACTACCACCAAGCGGTTCTTCAACAACTATATGCACAACTTCACCATTTAATTCTTTTAATATGCGTTCTTTAAATTCCTGCACATATTTTCTAAATATTTCGGCTTTATGAATATCCCTCTCTTCAATTGAAACATCCTTACCGAGTTTAAGTTCAAGATGCTTTAACTCAATTAATTTTCCATTCGAATCCCATAATGCGCTTCCGATATTAGTTGTACTTATATCCAGTGACCATATATATTTTTCCATAATAATTATTTTAATTGACTGAAAACTAATTTTTCGTCCTTCATTTCATCAATCATTTTTTGTACATTCTTTGGGTCACGTAAATAGAGGATAATTAAATCCTCAATAACCCCACCAATTTTCATGCTTTTTCCTTTGCATAGCTTTTTAAAACTATCGTGAATCTCGCCATCAATAATAATTGATTTTGGCTTAGTTTCACTAAGTGTGTGTAAATCTTTCATATATTATAAATTATTTATTGTCATAATTTATAATAAATACTAAAGATTTATAAAAAAATATAAAAATTTACGATTATTTTAGATTAAAAATCTATTGCGAATAAAATTGTTCTGGAAACCGAATCGTTTTTTTCGATTGGGTCATTCAATTTACCAATCGCAACAAGATTTTTATTCTCGTCATATATACCAATTTCGGTAATGGCTACTGATGATACTCCATCCCAAGTAAGGTTGGATGTTGAATTAAATTCGTTTAACGGTAAATCAATTGAAAGGTCTGTTACAAATACATCTGCTTTAATATCAGTCATAACATTACCTAAAAAATATGTCTCATCACCAAAACAAAGTTTATCGTCATCAATCGGTAATGCCGATGGATAATTTAAATATGCTAAGTCATATGGTATAAATGTGGTAGCAAGAATGTCCCAATAATGTAATAGTGGAATTTTTAGTGTCTGAAACAATATTTTTTCTGCTGTTAACATATATGTTCCACCTGTTGTATATCCAGTACACTGGTTGGTCATATCAAATATTTTCCAATCAGACGATATTGGCTTTATATTATCAGTATTAGTATATCCACTATTATTAATTAATTGAATTAATGCATAGATTTTATGTGCAGTATATCCTGTACCACCAGAAATATTATCACTTAAAAATTTAAAACCAGCAGACGTACCAGTAGTTCCACCCGAAAAAGTAACTCTAAGCTCTTCAGCTAAGATATTATCTGTTTCCATCTGCGTGGTTTTAATGTAATTACAATGAATCGCTTTACCATAACCATGACTATTTGTAGTACCAGTTGGTTCTAAGATATATGAAATAAATATTGTATAATTTTCTGCCATTTTTTATTTGTTTTTATATTATCTAGTAAAAGAATCCCCCATCGTCTACATGATTTCACCACTATTAGCAGCAATAGTTCTATTTGGTACACCCACTTCATAGTTTGCACCACCAGAATTATCAACACTTACAAGAGAAATTGAAGCAAGATTACTATATGAACGCCCCACATTTTTAATAGAACTAGTTGCAATAGCATGTAAACAGAAAGTACCTATATTCGTAGATGTAATTGTGAATGTTCCACTTTTAGTTTGCGATGAATTTGTTATAGCACCTGCAGCTATTGAACTTGAAGCCAACTCTTGCTTAACTGTGCTCGTACCTAAAGTATAATATGCACATGCACTAATTTGTGCAAGTAATGAGGTATTTGGGAGTGTTGCTGTATCAGAAACTGCATTGTTGGTGAAATGTAATACAATTTCTTGTCCAGCCGTTAATGGTTTACTTAAACCGATTTTAGCACTAATTACACTTGAGGTCTGTATATTATCACTCGTTTGAGTAATATTTGAAATATATACTGTTGGTTTAGTTTCTGGTACAGGCAAAGCCATTACAGCACCAGAAATAATGTTACCATATCCAATACCAGCACTGTTTTGTGCAAATGCTCTGAAATAAATTCCAGTACTTGGGGTTAAATTAGGCATTGCTGGATTAAACACGTTTCCTTCAGCTATACTTCCAACAGTCGATGCCTTTAGAATACCAGTTTTTCCATATTGTAAATCCAATGCATTATTTTTTGTTGCATCTTGTGTATATAATATACCATATTCAGTAATTGTTGCGCCACCAGCATCAATAATTTCATTATTTTTCGTTGATACCATTACTTTTGTATTTACAACTGTTTGTGTAGATATCATACCTGATTCAACTTCTGGTACATAAACCGCTGGTGGTGCTACAGCAGGTGTTGTAATTGTTCTAACTGGTGTGGTTGAAGAAGAATATACAACGCCAGCAACTTGAATATATGATTTGTATTCATATGTTGTATTCTGCAATAAACCTATTATTGTCGTATTCCAACCAGTACCCAGAATCGGTCCTGTCGAACCAAGAGTCGGATATTTAGTCCAAGGTTCATTGGGTAGACCTGTCCTTCTATACATCATACCATATTTCTCAACAGCAACGCCTACACTTGAAGGTATATTATATCCACCTGTGTTTTCAATTCTTCCAATTCCAGCAGTACCATTAGTTGTTTCAACAAATGGTGTAATTACTGGAGGTGCTGGTGGAACAACTGGTTCAGGTAGTGTTGTAATTACATATGTATTTGCTTTGTCAAAAAATTCGTTATTTCCATTTCTTACATATGCACGATAATTATAAGTTGTATCATATAAAGTCTCTTCGATATTTATAGTAAAACTATCACCAGTAAGTGCTGTTGTTCTAGATACTTTTAACCAGTTTGCTGGAATATCTGAGTCAGTAGCCAACTTATATTGTACCCCATACTCAGTAACTATATCCCAACCAATTATATTTCTACCGCCAGTGTTTTTAATCGAACCTGCTTCACCGATAACTGTTTGAACGAATAATGTTGGCGGTGCTGGTGGTGGTGCAATATAACCACCTCCAGCAGTTAATCCGAATTCTGGAAGTGTCCACGACCTATTTGATTTATATGACATTGCATTTAACATTTCTTGGTCTTCAATTAAAAACATTTTTAGTTCATCGAATATCTTACCGACAATATTATTATTTTCATCAACCAAATCGTAATAATGAATACCTAAATCAACTAAAGTATAATCATTCCCAGCAGTTAATGTAACACCCAATGTTTCACCACTGGATTTATGCCACATTATTAAAGGTATTTCTAATTTAGGTGTTGATTGATAAAATCCTTCTGCATATACGTTAGCTGGAGATTGATTGGTGTAATGAATAACACCCAATTTTTTATAATATGGTTGTTGACTTTGAATATATGATACAAAACCACCATACGTTCTACTTTTAAATTGCGTATACTTTCTATTAGTTGTTCCAGACAACACACCAGCAATTTCTTCTGTGAAAATAATTGACATATTCCAGAAAGGGAATATTACTGTGGGGCACTGGCTGTTTTCAAGAAATGATAATACGCTCTCATCGAGATAATCGGTTGAAAATTGATTAAGTATTGATGCACCACTGAAAGTAATTTGATTATAATATATCATTGCACCAGCTTTAACTGTTGGTGAATAACTACTGAAATCAGGTAACTCTCTATCAACAGTAACTACAACTGAACTACTTCCTAAATTACCACTAACGCCACTAACAATTTGATAAATTAAAAATGGCGTTGGTATGTTCTTGTTACTTGTAAAACCTGTAGTATCTGCGTTTAATGTCCATTTTACCAGAACAAAATCTCCAACTTCTGGTTCTTCACCGCTTGTTCCATATTCAGGTCCTTTTTTTAACGTTAATTTAGTTCCACCAGTAACCCCACTCATATCAATCATCACATCAGGTTGTTTAACATGATTAGTGTCTTTTATGAAAGTAAATGTATTATCATAAGTATTGGTAAAAAAACCAATTGGTTCAACAGTATTAGTAACTGGATACCATGTTGTTGGTATTGAGGATATTACATTATATGGGTCACCCAATAGATTCTGAGGAATAAATGAAATAATACTCGGATTATTATCCATTGGTCTCATTATTGATGAGTTAAATGCAGTATAGCTATTATCAATAGCATTAACGGCACTAACAAAATCATAATCAATTTCACTATCGCCAATTGCAAAATATTTAAAATTCAATTTACCTGTTGATAGTAATTCTCTACCCTTTGAGGTTAATTTAATGTTTAATACTACAGGGTCTTTTTTCTCAATGAATGCCATCTATTATTTATTTACCATAAATACATGAAATTATTTTTATTATATTGTACAAGATAAATCACCAGTACTATAACAACCAATAGAAAACTTATTGTTACACTTAACATTTGCAGTACCTACATTAGCAACAACCGATGATATGATAATCATAACACCACCACTTGCACCATCAAACGTACTACTACAGCGATAATCACCACTAAACCTAATTAAACCAATGTTTGCAGCAGTAATTCCATTTACAACATATGTTCCAACCACAGTATCAGAATTACTCGAATCAGCACCATTACATTCAATATAAACACTATCTATTGTTGTCCAAGTACTTCCACCATTCAACGATATACTAATATTAGCATATCCCGAACTATATGTTTCAGGATAAACTGCATCACAATTAGCATCAAGTGTATAACTAAATGTAATTGAAAGAACCTGACTATTTAAATTATCTGCAGACATTCTTGCTTGTTCTCCTACGACTGAACTAAAAAATACTTCAACAGGATTAGATGTTGTCGTAAACGTTCTATCAACACCGTATGAAATTAATCCTTGAGCGTTTCGTGCATATGCTCTAACATGATATGTGGTGTTTGGAGCTAAACCAGTTATTGGTGAGGTAAAACTACCTGTTGTACCAGCAGCAACTACCTTAGTATTTCCTGTTGTTGGATTTACTGTCATACTCCATACTATACCACGTTCAGTAATTGCAGATGTACCAGCAGATGTTACTTCTCCACCACCTGTTGCACCAGTTGGTGTTATGGATGTTACCACTGCAGTTGTTACTGTTGGTGCTACTAGTGTTATAGCTGCTGTGTATACAGTGAGTACGTTTCCATAATAAGAAATACCATCAATCACCATAACAGCACGATAGTTATATGGAGTATTTGAATCTAAACCACTTATGTTTTGAGTAAAATTATTAACCATAATAAATCCTGCTGATGGTGATGTCTGTAACCAAGTACCAGAAGTAGTTTCTTTATATTCCATGAAATAATAATCAATTGTGAGCCATATACCAGAAGGTGATATACCTTGACCACCAGTACCAAGTATTGATGTAGTGGTTACACTAGTGTGCGGCTTAGTTTCTAATATAGGTACAACAGGAACTGCTTGTGTTGTAAATAGTTTTTCATTACCATATGCAAGACCAACACCATTAACAGCATAAGCTCTGACATAATATAACGTACTCGGCATAAGTAAATTTAACGTGCTTGTATATAAACCAGTACCGATACCATCAGATGTTTTATTGCCACTATATAATGGATTTGGTGATGTGCTATAAACAACACCACGTTCGGTAACAAATGACCCCCCATCTGATATGACATTATTATTAAATATTATTGAACTTGTCTGTCCAACAGATTGTGGATTACCTGTTGTAAGTGTTGGAATCACGGCACTCGGTGGTGCTGGCTCATAGTAATTTTGGTCAACAAGAAATTGACTTCCACTGTCACCAAAATATTGTAAAAGTATTCTATTATTCGAAGGCACATTAACACCTCTTTTATACATGAATTTCTGTTTAGTAAATACAGTATTTCTCACCAATAAACCACCTTGTTTTATTATAATTGTAGCAGATAATAACTGGTCAACAAATCTTTGAAAAAATGCATTATATTTACTCAAAAATGAATATAGATTTTGAAACGTATATCCATTCGATTGTAACGGGTCGCCATTAGGTAATAGTCCTCTTTTTAAATATTGAATATATACATTTAACAATGCTGGATAATAACCACCTTTGAAATCACCAATAGTTTTTCTTGTCCTTGCATTTATCATCCTTCTTTGTATTAATTCAATGAATTCAAGAAACGATAAATTACTTATATCGCCAACACCAAAAGTATTTGCAACCACAGGTGTGAAATATTCATTGTTTGCAACGAGATAATACACACTAATAATCGTACCATATCTAATACCACTTGGCAAAAATACTTCGAATTTATTTTGCGTATTTATACTGTAATCCATATCAGGTTCTAATGCAATACCATCAATTAAAACTTTAAGGTCACTGGCATTATTTGCTTTATAATTAAGTTTATATACATATTTATTTGCACCAGAACTAAAATAAATTTTACCAGTATTAAAACTATCTACCCTTACTACTTCACTTCTGGCACTAATATCATTACTACCAACCACCTCAACATACGCAACCTGTACATCGGGATTAGAATATAAATATGTAATAACATCTGGATTTGATATGATGATTCGACTCGAACCAGTTGTATTTGCTGGGTCTAATATATAATCTGCAGCAAATTGTGGTGTACCCTTTGTAAGTGCAATTCCATTGATTGTTACCTGTACATCACCACGTGGATAGCTTGGCAATGGAATTGCAGTACCCATTGAATTAGCTTTTACTCTTGTAACAATATATTGAACGGTTATACCACTTACTGGTTGTGTTCCACCACTATATACGAAAGTCGCTTGAATAACATCTCTACGATTAGCATTATTATGTGCATACATTGCTGTTTCACCTGTTAATGTAAATGTTTTCGAAGTTTCGTCAATAATATAATCTGCTTGATATGTGATACCTGTTGTTAAACCAGTTTTTGGTGCATTTAATAATATACCATTATATCTGACTTCAAGGTCACCCAATACCTTATTTGAATCATAATCAACGGGTAATGGAAATGTTGATTGAGCACCACTAACACCTAATGAAATATTAACATATGAATATGGTAATGTATATCCACTCGAATTTGCCACAAAGTCTTGGTATTTAATATAATTAAATACATCATATTCAATACCTCTTGCAGTATCTAATGCAACATCAACTTCTTTTGTATTTAAAACTAATCTACTGTCGGCTTGAAAATATTGTGGTGTAGTATCATCCACCCTTATTGTTTCACCACTTAAAACCCAAGATTTTTTATTATCAACAACTCTTTTTAAATTAAAACCTGCCATACGAAACACATCCATATACGCTTGACCACTGTCAGTATCACCACTAACTTGAAAATAAAAATCATTTGTTTCTAATGGTGCAACTGGATAACCACTATTATCATAAGGTAATGAATTAGTTGGAAAATCCTGTTGTTCCAATGCAACAGTATTGGGATTAATTCTACCGTCAACGGTATATATATATTCAGTAATATTAATGAAAGGTTCTGGTATGCCAATCAATAAAAACATTGATTTAATTGCTTCACGAGTACCCTTAGATTTCCAGAAATAGCTGGTATTCATTAAAATTCTTCTCCAAAGCTCTACATCAATTTCTGCGGGAAGTAAATCTGTATTTAAGTTTCTTTCATTTTCATCAATTGTTAAAAAGCTATCAACCAATTCATTCTCATTTACAAGTGAAAAATAATCCCAACCAAATGTTCTTGACATATTCATAATCAATTGGTCAGGTATGTTATTTACTTTATCATATGTAACCTTATTAATATAAACTAAAGAATCAATGAACTCTCTCAATTGGTCGAATTCCATGCCATATATTCTTAATAGCTTGGTCATTTTACCTTCTTCGGTGAGGTCATATTGTTTAATGGATGCGGGTGTTAAGAATCTGGCAATTAAATCGGTTTTAATTTTATCATATTTTGCACCAATGGTTAGAATAATTTCTAAAAATCTTTGATAACTTGGTGTGTTAACATCTATATTATATTTATCACCCGTTGACCACAATAATTGAGAATCAGTATATTCAATATTCCCATTATCTAATAGTGTTGGGTCTTTGAGCGTGAATTTAAAACCATCAATGCCGTCTCGCTGTGAAAGAATGTATTTTTCATAATCATCTAATAGTGCCCTAAACTCTTCAAAAATAAAAGTATTTGGTCTTATATGAAAATCGGTGAACCCCGATGTGCTTCCAGTAACATATGAAAATGGATTCCCACGTACTTTAAGCAATAAACAATTATAATTATCTTTTGTTGGATTGGTTGTGTTTCCTGTATATCCAAGCACCGTACAATCATTAAGTTCAGGTGCTTGTGCTGACCAGACAATATAATCACCATGTGATTGGTTTAAATTTTTTAATTCCTTATTATCAGGAACACTTACATTTCCATAATTATAAACCAAACCAAACGTATTAATAATACAGTTAAAATTTGCATTATATGGTATTTTAAATGTTGATGTGTTGGTTACAACGTTATATTCATAATCATAAAATGTTTTATTTCCACCTCGCTGTACTTGCGAACTCATGAAAAGACTTCCCGGGTAATTGGTGATTATCTTTTCAATTGTAACTCTTAAGAATTCATAAGCCGACCCAAACCTAATAAAAGTATTTAAGTCAGATTTATCAAGATTTAAAACAGCATTTGTTGTACGTAATTCAAGAATTTTTGATTGGGTTTTACTGATACCCATTGTTTCCAACGTAACTGTGCGAACAAAAGAACTTAGAGTGTTCGAATAATCAATATATTTTCTACTATCGAAATTTGAAGTAACACTAAACCTACCAAAAGAAAATATTGTTTCAGATGCGGTGTTATTAAAAAACGTTCCATTTAAATTCTGGTCAAGATTATTATTTATAACTTTTACTTTTGCCACAGGTTTAATATTTTAATATAAATACACTAAAAAGAAAAATCCCAATACTTTACATCGGGATTTTTTAATACTAGTATTTTTGAAACAATAATTATTGAATTTCATCAATAACTGTCTCAAAATCTTGTGATTCGTCAATATTATCTCTTTTTTCTTTCACCTCATACAATGGAACATCAGTAACATCATCTTTTATTTCAAATAGGTTAAACTGTTTGGTAATTACTCTATCTTTATCATAATATGTTAAAATACCATTTCTAACATCTTTAACTTGTTCTCCAGCAACAATATCAGATAATGTATCAATTGTATTTCCAACTAAATCGACTTCAACAACAAGGGGTGAAAAATATGTGTTAGACAATAGTATGGTTTGACCTATATTACCAATAAATGGGAGTGCATTTGGTTTAACATCAGATGAACTACTTGGAGTTAATTGTAAAAAAATTAATGTTCCTGAATCATCGAATCTATATCTAATTGCTTTTTGACTCGTATTTCCCACATTTTCACTAACTGGAACGACTTTATTTGAAGTGACGACATACCTAACAGTATTTCTTAGCTTTGTACCGTCAGCATTTATATATTCAATCCTATATCCCTGCATTGCATTATTTCCCCTCAATCCTTCTGGAAGGGTATTCATATCAACAACAATTCCCTTTACCGTTGGAAGTGCCGATAATACACTACAATCCACAACGACTGTGGTAATGGTTTTTGGTTTAATATAAATCGTGTAAATACCCAATTGATTAAATGTTGCAGCAGGGAGTTTTAAATTGTATAATCCTTCCAAAAGATTCTCCTGACCAACTGTTTGTTCATCTATCGGTAATCGACAATACTCTAATAAATCAAGTGGATTTAATTGGTATATAATATTATTATTATCATTTCTATCCGACATATAATTATAATACATTTCAATGTCCGTAATATTTACATCAGCACTACGAACCACACCATAAGTTCCAATCGCCATAATTTTATATTTTACTTATTTCTTCTACGCATTATTTATTATGTTAAAAAATTTACCACCAGCATATGTTAATAAATCGTTCAAATTTTTTATATATTCGAGCTTATAATTTTTATCAAATGCTGATAATTCTTGTCTTACTATAAATACATCATCAACAATTTTTGGATTACTGATGATATTATCTTTTTTAGGGTCTTTATATATTGGTAGATTAATAAAATCAAGACTATTCGTTCCTTGTGCAGTGAAGCTAAATGTAGTGCCAGAAGTGTCACCAGTAGTAACATCCACATATCTAATACCACCAATAAAATAGGTTATGATTTCAGGTGGATTTGAATTAAAAACATCAACACCATCTATGACATAAGTACCACCTGTTATATATTGGTTAGCAAATACTGTGGTGATGGTATATTTGCGCAATTCGCTTAATCTACTTGTTGATGACCCAGTAACAACAAGTGAGGCATTTCCATTATTTATTGTACCTGAAACAATGCCAGTTGATGTTGCAAAATCTAAATCATCATATGTAGTACCTCCAGTTAAATATGAATAAAATTTATCGTTTATGACTATATGTTGATAACCACCAGTCATGGTATATGCATCAAAAAATCCAATATCCTTTTGTATTCCAAATAGTTTAATCTTGATGTTATATGTTACACCAGTATTACCAGTAATAATAATATCACCAGTTACTGTTGTTCCAGTGGTTAATGCCTGTAATATCGTTTTTTTAATAATTTCCATTAACTAACTTTCTTTCTTAAAAACACTCTAATGTCCTTTTCTGGGTATTTGATTTCAAACATTGAATCTTCTGTTGAATAAACGGTGTTATTAATAATTGTTATTTCGCCTGTGCTTGTATTGGCTATGGCTTGTGAAACCACATTGGTTGAATAATTACCACCAACTTTATTATATACTTTAATACTAATAATATTTACAACTCCATTTGCATTTAATATTTCTTTTTGTAATCTACCAAGAAAAATATCTCGATTCATTTCGTGGGTATTAATATCAAAATAATTTCGAACAATATTTATAATACTATTTGCGATTTGATTATCCGCAATGTTTTCAACATATACATCAATATCAAACGCCAAATTAAATATTTTACCATCTTTAACTTCAATATAATCGTTTATCATTCTATATTGGCTAAGATATTCTGCAATATTTTCTTTTAATATTGTATTACTTGAATTATTTAGTTTTCCATCTGCACCAATATCAATAATAGGAATAACTATTTTATTGTTTAATTTAAGTACGTTGGCACGGTAGGGTGAACCGAACTTCCCGGGCATCTTATATACTTGCATCAAATAATCCGTCAATGTAACGTCTCTATATTGTGAAGAAAAATTATATTTAATTAATTGTCTGATTTGTTCAACACTTAAGCCATCGTTACCACCAATTGCTGGAATCGGATTTGAAACCTTTAGACTTCTAACAACATTTTGATTATAATCTTGACGTGAACCATTGGCAGTTAATTTATAACTCCCCAATTGAGTTAAGATTCTTGCACCAACATTTGAATTAGCACCACCACCAGTACGATATTTAATAAATAATGTATAGTTAGCTTTTAATTTTTCACCCAACGCAGTATTATTTAAAAAGTTTTCAAGGAAATATTTGTTACTTACCCCTTCTTTAAGAAAACCATCTTTAAACGCATTAACATCTGCATCCCCAGAACCAAAAGTTATTTTACAATAACCATTTGGCGTATATTCTTTAATAAATTTTTTTGTAACATCAAGCCATGCACCAGCTACAATTCCATTTGTATTGTTATTTGATTGTGATGACTGACTATTTTCAAAGAAAATTCGTTGTTGTGCAAGAAAATCTACTTCATAATAACGTTCACCCAATTTTAAATAATCATCAGACGTTGGATTCGAACCCCAATTAGTGCCTTGCATTAAATATATACTCTCTATTTCAAGAATATTTGCATCAGGTAGTGTTATAGTAAAAAATGGAACTACATCATTACTTGATATTATTCTTTTATATATGTTCGATGTTCCATTAAAAACAACCTCTCTCTTCGTAATCGAATAACTAACAACCACACCATTTGAATCAAGATTAGGAATTATTGAACGATTCACATCACCAAGACTACTATACGGTGAACTCCATTGAATATCATTTTTAGTTTCAAACGTTTTTCCACCACCAACAACTTGTGCACCAGCATTTAATGTTGGATAATAACTTGCATCAGGTCTATCACCAAGAACTGGAATGAGAACGGTAAAATCAACTACAGTAACACTCGGTCTTTTTGCTGGAATATTAAATCCCATGTTTTTAGCAATATTCAGTATTGATGATTTTTGTTGAGCATATTCGAGTTGCGTTTCTTGAAATACTCTATCAGTATTAATTGCTAAGTTATTAGCGACACCAGCATTCAAATCAATAAGCATTGCACCTACACTTGAATCGGTGAAGTCGCTAAGAACTTCGGGATATGTTTGTTTAATTAATGTAATTAAGTCTGTCCTAATCTCTCCGAAGGTTCTACTACCGTATCTTATTACGTTTGTTGTTTCTGTTGCCATATTTTATTTTAATTAAAAACTTAAATCTAATTCACCACTTTCACTAAACATATCTTCACTATAACTGAATTTAATATTAACATTCAATTGTGTTTCTGGAATTGGTTCTCCATTATCATCAGTATTCCAATTAAATGTGACTTTATCTATTGTAAGTGCGGGAATATAAAGTGAAACTATTCTTTTAATCTCCTGTTCCACATCAATAGCAGTTAAGCTATCATTTGGTTCAAATATATATTTTAAAAGATTTGTACCATAATCTGGTTCATAATATCTTTCACCTCTTTGAGTCAATAATAAAAGAATTAAGTTAGAACTAAACGCATCTTTAGTCACTCTACTTAATTCGAAAAAAGTATTTGTACTAACATCATCACGAAGTGGAAATTTAATATTATATGAAACCATTATAATAGATTTTTCTATAAATACTTATAAACAAAAAAATCCCGACAATTAATTGTCAGGATTGTTCTTTATTAAATCAAAATCGTAATATTATGACTCAAAAACACTTTTCTTACGTCCCCTCTTACCTTTTGTTGCAGCCTTTTCCTCATCTTCCTTCTGTTTTTGTGCGTCATACAGTGTTTTAACGGACTCATGTAATACAACTACAGGAGTGTCACCATATTTTTTTTGTACCCCAGTATAAGTACAAAAATCTGGCTTTTCAAGAGAAACTGTATCGGTTTCACTAATCTGAACACCAGCAAGGCATTCATCAATTGCCATTTTCTGTAAATCTTCGGGCAGTTCATTAAATATGTTCTCGTTAATAACCACTGCAAAGTTAATACCTTCAGTAAGTACTTGAACAAGGTCATTCGATTTAACGATTTTACAAACCTCACCCTTTTGCTTGTTGTTACACAACACTTTAAACTCAACCCATTGCGGAATACTGGTTGTGTTCCGCACTTCATCAAATAATTTCACAATGTCCTCGGACGCTTCTTCAAATTTTGCCATAAATAATTGTTTTTAATTGTTAATAATAGAATTATATTTAGATATAATATCATCGATTTTTTGCGATAATTCACCATACATTGGGTCTTCATCATCCAATTCTTTTTCGAACTTAGCTTCTAACTCATCAATGAATGAAAACATATCATCGGTACTCAATTTTACCATTTCTTCAATTTCAATCAGTGTTGCCAATTGTTGATTAATAATATCTTGTTTTTTAATATCTGCCATTTTCTTTTCATAGTCAGAATTAAGTGATGCTGCCTCTTCTTCTGTGACGGTTTTTACACCAGATTCTTCAAGTCTTTTTCTAATATTAGTACCAGCAGAACCAGCACCAGTGGGTGCAATAATGCTTGTAAGTTTATCGATTTCAAGTATTTTTTTTGCTGCCTCGGAATTGAAATCACCTTCTTCAACAGATTTTTTAAGATTCTCCAAAAAATTTGATGCCATATTGTTTTAATTTTTAATGTGCACCCATTATTTGCATTTCAATTCCATCGAATTTAAACACTTCATGAGTGTCGTTATATTTTATTCTTTTAATAAATTTATTTACTCCAAACCCCATCATTTGACCATATTCGTCACGTATGAAAACTTCTTTAACATCAGTAATTTCATTAAAAATATCAGACTCTTCATCCAGTTCATTTGTTTTGAACTTCAAAGGTACGAAAAATTCTAATTGTCTGAACTCAAAACCAATTTTTTTTATGTGTAAAAATTCTGTAAGTTCTTCAATCTTATTTATTATCTCAGTATTTTGATGTACAGCAGTAATTGGGAATTGAAATTGTTTCGACTTCTTTTCAATATCCAGTACCACGTATTCATCATCAGTACCTTCTTTCTTTTCAACCACATCCATAACTTTTGCCAAACCAACTTCAATTGGTTTATTATTAAATATATACATGATTTCCAAATCATCGTCCTTGGTTCGTCTTTCCTCAAATTCCAATCCAAGCACTTCACCAATTGTTTTACCACTATGTTTATGTTTATCATCAAAGAATCCATAATGTTCATAACGTCTTCCATGTGGGTCTTTCATACCGTAGCTTGTGCCATATTTATCGGCAGCAACTGCCATTTGATGTGGAGTTGCTGTTCGGATAAACTTGTCGGCTTTTTTTAACACCTCATAATAGTCCTTAACATACTTTTCATCAGTTTGACCCGCATAAAATTTTTCAAGTAATTGATTACGGCTACGCATTCTTTGCGTATGATTATTTCTTTCACCCAAATTATTGGGGTCTGCTTTGAGAATCTCAACCTCAGTATTGTATAACGCAATACCAATAGCAATCATCATTGCATGAATTCTAAGATAAGTCCAGAGAAGTATGTTTTGGAAGAATTTTTTCATGATTATCGAATAGTTTGTACCCTTTTATTTAACTTAGTCGCATTATATAATGCCAAGACATGCTTATCATCCAAATCTCTAAAATTACATTGAAAATCATTAAATTCAATGATTTTCAATCTTTCTTTCATATTCTGAATAATTATCTCAGCACGGCTTTTTTTAGCTACACCCCACTTGTAATTAAACCCATTTTTAAGATTTTTAAAAAATTCAATAATAAATATTTTTCTTTTAGGTGCACCATTTTTTTCATCATAATTTTTATAAAATTCATCTATTTCATTTGTTTTATATAATATTTGATTTGCCATAATATTGACAATGCGTTCATTGGCAACAGATGCAATATCTTTACTAAATTCTTCCTCATCATCACGATGTCGAACATTAAACTTAAATGCTCTGGCGATTTCCTTTTCTTTTTCTATTACGAGTTTTTCAAAATCCGAATCATGTGTCATTACTATTTTTTCATTTTCAATAACACTTATCGCCCATTTTTCTTTAGCAGTTAGTTTGGGTGAAGTAATATCAAAGTCTAATTGCTTATGAAATCCATGATATTTTGACAATATTTTGATAACAATGTTAATTATATATTCAGTAACAACTTTTTTACTTCGATTAGGCTCTCTTGACACAACTTCATTAAACACATTGTATTTCAACCTAATAAATCCCATTCTGAATAAATCTAAAAAACTTTTCTTTTTATTACGTCTTAATTTAGTATATCGATGAATAAGATTGGAATTATACAGTATTTTAGCATATTTCTCTATAAGCAAATCGTTCCCCTGTACACTTTTTTGTGAATTATTGTTAATGATATTACTAATACTAAGATATATTTTACGATATTCGTAGCCTGACAACTGGCTGATTAATGCATGTTTTTTCATATTTAAATGTTTATACTAACTCTAATGTTTTTGCAACGGCTGCTTTATAAAATTCAGCACGTTTTTTTGTTACTTCAGCCAAATTGTAATTAACCTTGAAGTCTTCGTATAGCTGCTCACCAAGTTTTTTACGTAAATCAGCATCCAATATTAACTTCTTCAAGTATTTCTTCCAATACTTATGAGCATTTTTTTCAGCTGGAATAAGTACACAGTTTTCCATATGCTTACCATGAACATTGTATGGTGGAATATCACTACACACGATTGGCAATTTACGTGTCCAGCACTCGACCTGCTTCAAGTTCGACTTCATTTTATTAAATTCATTGTCTGCGAGTGGTGCAATAACAATATCAGTTTCGTCTAATACACTGGCATACATATTAGCCTTTTGTGTCCAACGTCTTCCAAAATTACCCTCATTTTCGTACTTAACGTTTCTTTCAAAATTCATTAACCACTGAAGATAATCTGAATCCTGAATTAATTTATGATTATCTGTTAGAATTTTTTCATATACAAGATATACACTTTCCTGCGATTTAATATCTCTTTGTTGACTACTAAAAATTTTACCCCTGTACTTGTCTTTCAATTCTTGTGATATCTCAGGTATTTGGTCAACATCACCTCTGGATTTATTAATTGCTTTAACTACATCATGTGTCCATAAACCCCTTTTCTGAAGTTCTGCACTAAATTCCTGATTAAACGTAATATCAGTAGTGCTTCCTTCTGTATCCCAACCAGCAATTGTTATTTTAAATTTACCTTTAGTGTTTGTATCGGTGTTCAATACATTAATAACCCCTTCAAGCTGTTGAACGTCACCCATGTGAGAACTACCAGCCATATATGTGATTCGAACCAATCCGTCTGGGTCTGGCTTCCAATTGTTTTGAAATTGTTTCATCCAAGTAGGGTCAACACTGTTATAGAAAACACCAACATTATCTTTACCAGTTACTTTGCGAATCTGTTCTGCAAATAAATCGGTGGTGGTGGTTACATAATCAGCAATTTTAAGGTTCTCAATTATTGGAATATGTAATTTTCTTTCTAAACTCATTTGATAAAATGGATGATGTTTAGGTAGCACCCAATAGTCATCAATATCAACAATCAATATTGTTCCAGACTTTCTTAACTCCTGCGCCAGTTTTAGCATCTGTCTTATATCACCCAAGAACTGACGATGATAATGAATAATGTGAAATGTTTTGAGATAATCAATAATGTTTGGGTCATTAAAATCTAATTGTGGATTAATTTCCACAAAAAACTCATCACCGTGATTTCTTTCCAGTTCTTGTGCTGGTGTTAATGTTCTGAAATAATTTACTCCAGCTCCATCCAAATTATAAAATAAAATCCTAATTTTTCCTTCCATATCGTGCTTATAAAATATTATAAAATAATGTAATTTATTATAAATACGTAAAAATAATCTAAAAAGATTAAAGATGAAAGGGTTTTTAAAAAAAATGCCAACAAATTGTTGGCATTTTTAAATAATTGGTTGATAATCAGACTATTCTTCGTCAGTTTCTTTTTTAGTTGTTTTACGTTTACCTGTACTATATTTTTCAACAGCTTCTTCCTCTGTCTTCATTTCAACAACTTCTTCCTCTGTCTTCATTTCAACAACTTTTTTAGGTATCTTAGATTTAGTATCAGAACTTTTTTTTGGTTTTAGTGTTTCTTGCATTGTTGCTAATTCAGTTTCACTAATAACTGCGACAGTGATTAGATTTTTCACTCTTAATCGATGTACTGATAATGGAAGTGAAGGAATTGTCAAATAAATGCTCTCGTTAGGTTTAATTGTTATTAATTTCTTGGTCATATTATCAATATATTCAATATCTAATATCGAATTAGCTTTCACATCACGTTTACCTAGAAAATTGGTTATGTTTGTAATTTTAAATGTGTTCATAATTTCATTTTATTTTAATCCTTGAATTAATGTATCGCCATATTTAATACCATCGAATCCCATTTTTTGCGCCTTTTCAGCAATGGCTTTATTTTTTAAATTGATGGACGGCATATTATATTGTTTACTTATTTCTTCAAAATTCACATGAGGAAACCAAATTTTTGCAAGTATTTCAACTGGTTGTTGACCATCTTTATACATTACACCTAATGCATGTGTATCTAATAAATTATCAAATTCAATTTGATATTTACTATAACCATTAATCGGATTTAACGTAAAAAAATTACCAACAACAGAATTTTCTCTAATCGGGTCTTTTCTATAACCAATAATCGTTTGTTGATTCGCACTCGATTTTTCTTGCTGAACAACAGTATTATCTTCTTCCAATGATTTTAAAAACTGGTTTTCATCTTCACCATAAAAATTAATTGCATCTTGGGTTTCCACTTCTTCAAGTCCTTGTGATTGTTCGTATTCGTAAATGTCTTGAATTTTATTTAAAACCCTACACGCATCTTTTTCGTTTAAACCAAGCTTTATTGCTTTGATTTTCTTATTATCCAATAACCCACGAACCATTCTGTGATGACCATCAAGTATTTTATTATTTTCTGACATCCAAATCGGATTCATGTCATCAATATTAACCTTTCCAACTTCATCACTAAATGTAATTCCTTGTAGCGGTTCTAATTCATTAGGGTCTACTTCAACAACTTCATAACCCACACCTTCCTCATCAAGTTTTTCAAGCACAACATCATATGGTGCATTCATCTGTGGAAGAAAACGTGGTTTATATCTCATATCAATCATATGAATATTTTTATTATAAATACTATAATATTATTTTTTCATTTCTTTATCAATAAAATCCCAATTATCTAATGGAATCCAACCATATTTTGTTTTAATTTCAATTTCCTCTACTGGAATTTCTCTGATAGTAATCCATTCAAACCCCTCATTCTTTTCATATTTAGGCGTTAATTTAAAATCATCCGTCTTTTTTGTTCTTAGTACAACACCCCTTCCAGAACCACCTTTCATTTCAGCGTAATACAATGCTACTTTTGGTTTACTTGTAAATGAAATATAGTGTTCATTATTCCCAGCAGCATTTAATTTCATTCTGCCGTCACGTTGAATACTATAAGCAGCACCGTCATAAGTACCATGATAAACATATTCACCATCTGTAACAAAATTTCTAATTTCTTCATTAATCATTCTTAACAAAATATTGCTGGTTTCCATCAGGCTGATTCTATCATTATTAACATAATAGATGTCGTATTGCACATCGGGTGATAATTTATCTTTTATCTTCGTGTATTCAGCTATTTTATTCTGCATCCCACCTGCAAAGTCATCATAAACAACAATCTCTTTTAAATCCTGATTATATTTTTCTATTTTCAGAATTATATCACCCTTATCTTCGTTACCTCGTTTTAATATGACTTCATCAACAATAACATTATTTAAACTAAGAACTTTCTCAAGTTCATGACGTAGTTTTTCCATTCTCGAAGTCAAAATTATGACTTTAGTATCTGGTGTTGCCTTTTCTTTTTCCAATTGAGCAAGTACATTGGGAAATGGTTTTATATCAAACACGGTTGTGTCGAGACTTTCAGGTCTGCCCCACCAGCCATTATGTGGGTATGGTTGTCCCATCTTTTCTTCCCATTGCCTTTTACCTTCTTCTGGTTCAGGGGTATTCATGATAGTACCATCAAAATCCATGATACATAGCCTTTTAATTGTATTTCCAATAGATTCCTTAGTCATATGCAGCCAATTTAAATTATTTTATTATATGTCATATCATTTCTTGTTGCAACCTCTAAACAAATTTTTCTAAATACAATTTCTGGTATTATAAATAAATTCATTAGTTTTGCTCCATATTTTTGTTTTTTACGGAATTTGTATAGTATATGAATACCCATTTTTTTATTATCCCATTCATTCATTTTTCGAACCAACTCATTTTCTTTTAACAAAGGGTCTGTTATGGAAATTAACCTATTTTTCTCAAGCTCATTATACCAATCAAATATTTTTTTAATTCTATCTGTATGTGCTAAATATAAATTAGTTTGGTTATCATGAATCCAATATTCGGCTTTTGTTACCAATAATCCTGATGGTTTGATTATATAATCATTAACATTACTTTGTCCAAACTCAATACATATATTAGGATGTTTAGCACCCTGTAAATCATTTTTACATTCAATACCTTTATCAATAACATTACTAAATAAATCATAATCGCCATTATTTGGATGATACTTATAGAATTCAAGACCCCTTTTCAAATTAATGTCGTGAATTAAAAAATTTTCCAATTCATTTCCTGCAAGAACGTCTTCATCAAAATCATGAATTTTATCTGCCATTATCTTGGTATTTCAGTTATTATTCCAGTTACTTTAATTTGAAACCTAGTTGATTTCCAATTAGTTAATTTATTCGATATGAACGGCTTTCCACCACCATCTACATTTACTGCCAATGTTATATGTGGTTTAGCATTATTCGTTGGATATCCTTCGACACCAACTGCAATCACTAAATCATCGAAAGCATAATCAACAACGGTTAATTCGACTTCATTTCCCAAATCATTGGCGTATTTCGGGTCAATATTTCCCATATTCAGGGTCATGTGGTGTGCATATGGTTTCCAACCTTCTGGAATCATTCCACTGAAAACCTTTAACAGTTTTGCGTGTGATTCATCAGTAAGTACGACTGCACTATATGCGATATTCTTCACAACACCTTCATTTAATACTTCTCTATCTGTTAAACTCCAGTATAACTCTCTTTTGAGTTTATCGTCATTAACGAGTTCTGGAAATACATCTTCAATAAATCTCAATATAGATTCATTATTTGCGTCTTTAAATCTATCGTATTCGTAATTCCATTCATCGTATTTTTCAATAAAGAAATTAATATCAACTTGTTGACCATTTATCTCCCAACTACTTGTTGGATTACCATAGCTTGCATATTCTCTAACAATTGGCGCATTTCCTTTTGACAAATTTAATAATTCTTCTCGATTATTTCCAACTTTATCTGAATAAACATTAATTAGTAATGATTTTTTCATATTCTTTATCGCTTCACCATGTAAACCAAGTTCCATTAAATCATTACCATTAACAGCTAATTCATCAACAGTTTTTGGATATTTACCCTGTAACAGTTCTTGTGCTGCATTACTAATTGCCTCTGGTAATATCTGACTTTCGATTGTTTGCGGAGCAGTTTTAAACATATTTGATACAACTGACCTTGCAATAACTGGTGTCATTTCATGCTTAACCAAATCTGAATTAAATGCTTGACCTAACGCCAGCATTTCTTTATATATTTTTGTTTTCCTTGCTTTTTCGCTACCAAATCTATGTAAGAAAAACTCAGATGGGTTTTGAACCACACCGTCCATCATTAAAAATAAAAATTCTGACATGGTTTTAACGCCTTCGAAATTCCTGCGCCCGATTTGCGATGGCGTGATTTGATTTCCGAATATCTGCTTAAACAATCCAGTGGAAATCAATAATTCAACTCCGATTCGTGGACTACCCTTTGTAACTATCTTATCGAGTTCGGTTAAAATTCTTTCTGCTGGTATTTCTTTAATTCTTTCTACATTTTCCCTAATCATTTCCATTGTTTCAGGCTCAATAGAAAAACCAAAACGTGAAGCAAATGCTACGATTCTTAACATACGTAAGGGGTCATCACTAAATGCATCTGGATTTGCTGCACTTATTTGTTTTTTTTCAATATCTTCAAGTCCACCCAATGGGTCAACAAATTTACCTGAATTAATATTAATTGCCATTGCGTTCATCTTAGCGTCTCTTCGAATGAGGTCATCCTCAATTGGAAGATTTTCATCACTTTGCACATCAAACCCACGATAACCACCTTCACCATTTGGTTTCTCCTTACGTGGTAACGCAATATCGTAATCAACACCATCAACATCAATAAATTTTAACACACCAAACGATTTACCTACAACATCAACTTTACCAAATTTTTGTAAGTGTGTAATCAAAGTATCAATTGGCACATTTCTAACAATCAAATCAATGTCCTTGTTTGGCTTATTGAGGATGAGGTCACGAACAACTCCACCAACAGCCAGAACCTCAGCGTTCATATCATTTATCAATGATTGAATAAATGGTTTTTGTTTTAAATTTAATGTGAAGTTCTGTATTTTACCGCTCATAATAATTCTTTTATTAATATTTTCTCACAATATTCGAGATTCGTTTTTAAATCATTTTCCCACAAATATAATAATTTAAATCCATTCGTTTATAAATATTTTAATTTTCTTCTATCTCGATTAATATTTTTTCTTGTATTCTATCAAGTATAGAAACTCACTAAATATTCTGAAATTGTCATAATTTATATTTATCTACATCAATTTTTTCGCTTCATCAAGGTTTTCATTAATCGACCCATCTTTTCTTTTAATCGTGATTTCATCCTGATTTTGATGTAAAATCTCATATTCAATTGGTAAATGTTTTTGGATAAACCTCGAATATAATAAAAATCTTTGATTAACTTCTCTATCATCATTTTTACTTGTGGGTTCAATTGATAACATTTGTGGTTTAGTATTAATCAAAAATCCACGGGTTAATTTAATCATAGTAGCCATTATTCTATATAATCTACCTTTATTAACCACTTCCACATAATTATCAACTCTTTTGTCATCATCAATTCCAAAAACTACTTTCCATCTATCTTCACCATCATCAAACAAATCGAACTCAACACTATAAACATCATTATCTTCAGTAGTGAATGAATAAATCTTTTGCCTATCGGTGCTTTTAATAATTGAAAGCTGATATGGTTGAACATTGCCTTCACCAGTTTCATTAATATTATTTTCCTCAAACATTAAATCAACCAATTTGCTCTTTCCATCTTCATCATCTGGAATAATAATATCCATATTCCCTTCCTTATAGTCAATATAGATGTCAACATTCCCAGATTTAACAAGACTATAAAACACTTCTTTAATAACATTTTTTATTCGTTTTTTATTCAATCCTTCCATTGAAAGTTCATGTTCATTCTTACCATAGTGTACTCGTACCCAACCATCATCAATTGCTTCATAATAGGGGTCATCAGCCTGTGTATAAATTGTTTTAATATATCCAAAATGTCCCTCACCAATAACCTCAATTATTTTATTATCTGGAGTAATCCATGCACTAAAATCTCTATTAGGTACTACATTTTCATCAAGTGGTTTAATATCAAGATTATTTATATCACCTTGATTACAAGCTGCACTGGTGTTTCCCTGTCCACCGAGTTTACACTTTTTTTTTACACTTACTGATTGAGAACCAGCACCGAATGATTTAATTCTATCTTCACGAACATACTGTATTAATTCTTCTCTATATAACACATAATCATTCTCACCTATTTTATATTGAACATTTTTCAATAGATTTATTGCGCCATTTACTGTTAAGTATTTTATGATTTGTAAATTAACAATACCGTTCCAAACCACTTCAGTAGAATAACCGACTTTTGGTTTATCACTGGTTTTAAATACAATTGCAACATAATCATTAAAATCTCTCGACCTTTTCCCACCGATATTATGTATCTGTACTGAGGGATAAAATTCGCCATAAGTTAATGATACTGCAAATACCGCATCTACAAACGTATCACTAAAACTTGGGTCTAATTTTTTCGACTTTGCTATTTGTACTGCTTCTTTTTTAGGTGCGAAATGAATAAAAACATCGTCTTCTACTGACATAAAATATGCATTACGGTCATTTTTACCAGTAATTGGTTTTAATTTACCTTCAGTTAACTCATATTCATCCTTTGTTGCATCACTAACATGATTATATTCAAGGTCTTCATTATACATTGCACTATTGGCGTTCAAATCGTTTTCAATTGACTGAGAAGTATCGTTAGTTTCATATGTAGGAAAATCGTCTTGTCCAACTGAGTTAGTTGTACTAAACTTAGCACTACCATCTTCATCTACTTCAATTTTTTTCAAATTCTGTGGTTGTAAGAATCCATTTCCGAAACCAACATCAAAAAAACCAAGAGCACCACTCTTTTTATACCCCAAATTAGTATAATTTAAATAATCCATACTCTCAATACCATATTGCTTACATTCTTCAGCAATTTTTAATACACCATAAAAATATTTAGCATCTTCGGGATTTCTCGACATATACTTTTCAACTTTAGTTTTATCGACATCACCACCAAATTCACCATTATCTAAATAATAATCAACAACATCGGCAAATCTAACGCCCATTATTTTTTCAAATACAAAATCCATTCTTTCTTTAAGCCTCTTGAAATTTGCTTCATCTGTCCTAAGTTTTTCTAAAACAATTGCCCAAGTTTTAGGTATACTATCATCAGATTTCGGTTTTATTTCATAAACGTTATATGGTTGTGCAATATATTTTAATGGTTTTCCAATAAGCATTAGATTTTCAGCAGCCTCACTATTATCCTTGGTGATTTTTAATACCCTATCATTACCAATATCGTAAGCCATACCAAAATTACCACCCTTCATGGGCACGAGATTAAGATTTAATTTAGTGGCAACCTGATTAGCAATTCTATCGGCAATATTTCTGTCATAGTCTTCACTCAAATCATCTTGACCTTCTGGTAAATAAATTATATCGTTTTTATCGATTTGTGGTTCTTCTGCAATATAACCACCAACATCAAAATATGTTAATATACCATTTTTATATCCAAGATTACCAATTGTAATATAATCTGTTGACCCAATACTGTAGTCAATTAAATCTTTTCTAATGTTTAATAAACCAATCAAATAATTATATAACTCTTTTCTTTCTTGTTCATTAATATTAGCCTCTGGATTTGCAGTTAACACTTGTTTTGCAATCTCAGCCATTTCGTCATAATTAAATCTTTGGGGGATTTTTATTCTTTTAAAAAAATCACTAAGGGTCATATCGTTTGGTTTGATGGTGTCCATTACTTGTTCAAACCTTCTAAATTTTTCCATTGGTTTGTCGTGAATATGTTCTTCAATTAAAACATAAAACGCCATATTTTTCTCAGTGTCAACAACCTTATATATCGCATAAACTTCAGCTAAAGTTTTTGGGTGATTTCTCATTATTTTAAAACCAGAATCTGCTTCACTAATATCACTGGTTATTTTTAAAACCTTACCATCACCAATATCATATGCATAACCAAATCCAGCACCACCCATTAGTTTTGGTTGCCCCAATTGTAATTTTTGTGCAATTGCATTTACCATATTTTGAGAATATTCTTGCGATAAATTCCCCCAACTAAGTAATACTGATGGTGTACCTTCTGGTTGTGGAATTTCTGGTCGTTTTTTTTGACGTGGAACTTCATTGGTTTCATGTAGAGCCAAAGGTTCGCCACTATATGAATTTTGTTTAATAAGATATTCCTGAAGTTTTAATAGATTTTCATAAAAACGTCTGGGTTCTTTTGCAAGCTTAAACGCTTCTTTTAAATTACCAATACAGTTGTTAAAATATTCCATTAAATATGGCATCGTAGTTAATGCCTTATTTGGGTAATAATCTCGATTTGAAACAAAATGAACGAATTCTTCATTTATAGCACCTTGTCCATCACTAACACTATATGGTATTTGTGCCCACATTCCTTGTCTAACTTCTTCACCACTACCAATATCTGAAAGCATGTCATCATTGCCATCAGCAAAGTTAAAAAGTTCGTATAATTGATATTTTTCTTTTGCCATTTTTCTGGAAATATAATATATTCATAAATACAGGATTGACGATAAAAGTGGATAAGAAAAAAGCGTAATTGTTATTGCGCTTTTGCTTTACTTTTTGCTTGGATATCTTTTATGGTTTCTATAACCACAGTTCGTATCAAGTCTTTATTTTCATGTAATACTTCTTTAATTCGTTCAACAGCATACATTTCAATTATCGTACCTTTGATTGCTTCTTCGAAGATAGGACCGAGACTTTCGGTTAGATATCCATTCACAATTTTCTTAACATTCTCTGCCAAATATTGTTCGTTTAGCTGCATTGGTGCGCCTGTTGCTCCCATAGGTACTTGTTGAGACATTGGTGCTCCAACATTAGGTGCATTGATATACCCACTCATCGATTCAGCAAGTGTTTGTTTTCTCTTTCTTTCAAGGTCTGCAAATAACTGCTCATCCCTTTCTAGTGACATATCAATTGATTCACGTTTAGGTGCTTGATGTTGAACTGGAGCAACCACTTCATTGACAGGAAGTCGTGTAAGTTCACCATGTTTTGCAGCCACCTTATTACCAACAGTTTTAACCAGCGAACTTGCTGCAGTTTCTCTACCAGAATGTAATGATTCTATTAATCCATTCAAAAATACATCACGTGGCGCAACTCCTGCTCCAACATGTTCACCCAAGCCAGATGAAACCATATTTTTTTCTTTCTTACGTGTATCAATTTCATCCCTGAGTTTATTTAAATTAACGTTCTTTGCCATTTTATAAAATTTTATTATTTTTTATAAATACAGAATTATTTGAAAAAAGTTTTTCTTTCAAACGGTATTGTTGGTAATTCAGTTTCTTTTATCTGATTCTGTTCTTTATTTTTAATATTTTGCTTCAATCTATCTTTAGCTGTTCTAATAAATCCACTTTTAACTGGAACATTAGTATTCAGTAATGAATCAATTAAATGTGATAGAGTATCAATAATTGCTGCGTCTGGAATGTTTTGTTTATCTTTATCTTGTGCCAACATTAATTCAAATTCGTTTTTATCGTTAACAACAACCAAATATTTTCCATGTGCAGTTTTTTGTACATGTGATGCCAACATTTTTAGCTTACGTATATCATCAGCAGTAATTTTAATACTATTTTTATTACCGTTCCTAATGCTATCCCATCTTGCCTTATTACGTTCAGCTCTTGACATTGTAGACAAACCTCTTTGAATATCTGTTGAAGTAGAATGTATTCCAACGTGTTCTGGTTCATTTGATGTTGAAACATAGTAGTCGATTTTGCTCATATCTTCATCAGAACCTTCACGATAACCACTGGGTATCATTACACTGCCATCATCATAATTAAATTTTCTTCCGATTGGAAATACATGAGAAATTTTATCGAGACGAAACATGCGCCAGCCCGGTTTCTCACCTTCCCTATCTATCCAATAGTCATGATATTTACTATCATTACGAGTTGGTTTCTTATCAAAATCATGACTGTTTCTCGGATTGTCTTGCCATGCCCTTAAAACAGGTTTACCTGATTTTTTATGTATACCAAGAACATATGGTCTTATTGTTCGACTCCCTTTAGCAGATTTTCCATCACCAGCATAGTAAAGATGAATCCATTCATGATTTTGAATAGCATTAATAATCTCAGATTCGCCAACACCTTCAGTAATAAGATGACGAAACTGTTTGATATTTTCAAACAATATTTTGTCTTCTGGTAACATATTATGCAGTACCTGCGTTATATTCTTTATTTCTATTAAACTTATTCTTTGCAGCTAATGTTTCCCTCATTTTAATGTCAGTAGCACCACCCACTTGACCATTTACTTCACCTTTACCATCTTCATCACCAGTTGATAATGCATCAGGATGACCCGATGTGTATTGGTCATTGTTTCCATAATCATTTTTGGCAACGGTACATGTTCTATACTGTAAACTAATATCTTCTAATCTGCTCATTTTTTCTGTTTTAATTTTTCGTGTTATTTATTATAAATACCTTATTCATATTTTTTAAATACGAGTGTAATATATTCAATTAAATGTGGTACAGTATCAAGAAATTCCATCTCACTTATATCATACCAGCCATAATTACTATTTTCATCATTTAATGTAATTTCGGTTGGTTCACCATTATATCTACAAGCAAAAACATGTTCAACACTATTTAAATTTCTTTCAATGGTGAATGTTTTCACAAATTTCTTAATTTCCAAACCAATCTCTTCTTTAATTTCTCTTTCAATTGCTTTTTGAGGTGTTTCCCCTTTTTCAATACCACCACCAACCAACGCCCATTTTGAAGGCATCCAAGGTGCTTTTTCACCCCTTTTTAATAACAAAATTTTATTATCTGAATTAACAATTACTGCCACCGCATTTTTCGTTTTCTCTTTTTTTTCTTTTTTATTCTCGCTCAGTCTTGGTCGAGGTGCTTGATATGGTTTTAATTCGGAATTCGGATTACTTGTCATATCACGCCTAGTTTCTTTTGACCTCTGAACTCCAGCTCTATCTTGATTTAACGTGGCTTCAATAAACGATTTCATTGGTTGACCACCAGCAAGATTAAATTGTGCTGGGTCACCTGATTGCTGATTAAAATAATCAAAGAAATTTTTTAATCGCTTCATTGCTTGATAGGTTAAATAACCGTTTTTAAGCATGAATTTAGCTCGTTTAACGCCCTCACCATTTGGATTGGATACCAAGGTAGTCTGAATACCTTTTAATACGTCTGAAGGTATTTTATACGTTTTATTATATAACTCTTGATTAGCCATTCTTTCTCTCCAATAAATCAATCAATTTATCGATATCTTTTTTCTCTAACTTATTAATCAAGCCAGCAATTTTCTCAATTTTCTTTCCCCTAACTTCCTTGTCATCGCTCTTACTCGTGATTTCATCTTCCTTTTTATCAACTAGTTTTTCTTCAATGACTTTAGCTTCATCAATATTCTCAGGCTCTTGAAATGCATTTTCGAAATGCTTTTCAACTACTTTAATTACTTTTTTTGCCCAATCAAAATCAATTTTCCTTTTTTCTTCGGGTTGAGTATTGAAATCCTTTTCATTATGTAACCTAAAATCAGATTTTAATTTATTTGGATTTCTGAAATAATATTCAAGTGTTTCCATGTACTTATCGTACATGAGTTCTGCTAAATCATTTAACAATTCCTTTTGACCACTATTTTCTTCAACACCTTCTAAAAATGGCATTAATGTAAAACCGAAACGACCTAACATATCGTACCTAAAGGGTTGAGTACCAACTTTAGCATTATAATCGGAAGTATTACTGGCTTGACTTTCTAAATCAGCACCAGTTGTTGGAATATCAGACTTGCCAATTAAATGACCATCAGTATCAATTATTTCAACTAAGTCTTTCTTTTTTAATTTCATCTGTGCATATTTTCATATAAATACTATTAAAAAGTTAATATGCACTATCCCCACCATCATCAATATCCAAATATTCTGCTGCAGCTTCTTCAATTGCACCCTCTTGTTCCTCAATATATTCTTCGAACGCTATTTCAGAATTTTGTAATTCAGAAAACACTTGTTCCATTGTTGCCAAAAGAGGAATTCCGTATTTCTGTTTAAAACCTGTGAAATATTTCTTTCGTTTTTCAAGTTGAATCTCTAAAAACACCTCTCTATCACTCTTGGTTGTTAATTCGTTTGCTCTTAGTTCCTCTGCCTTTAATTCCGCTTCAGCACGTTTTTTATCGAGTTCGATTTCAATTTCACTTTTAGGTACTTCAACATTTTCTTTAACAATTTGAATATAAACACCGTTATATGCACCGACATGATACTCAGAACCGTCTTTAATTAGAACCAAATCATTTGCAACATATTTATCGTTAATTGATTTGATTCTCGGTTTTTTTGCTTCATCCATTTTTTTATTTAAAAAACTCAATGCATCATCGTATATCTCATAATAAACCCGATGTTCTTCCGACATTTTAAAACCATTCCAAATTAATCTTGGGTCATAACCAGTTTTATTCCAGAAATCAGCTTCCATTTCTTCCAAATACATTGATTCTTCCAAGCTATCCGAATCAAAATTTTTCAGAATCAATTCATCATTATGAAACATAGTCTTTTTTAATTCACCCTCTTTATTAATTTTGACCAACATTTTAGTCTGAACCTCTGGGTCAAAACCAATAATAAGTGATTCAACACGTTTATTAAATGCATCAAGATACTTTTCATAATTATATTCACCAGTCATGTTAGGATTTTCTTGCAAGTCTTCTGTACTAATTAATGATGCACAAAACCTCTCAACACCAGTATCTTTATCAACAATTTTTCTCGAATCTCCGTGAGATTTCTTATATCCAGTATTGACATAATATACAACACTATCTAATTCAGGTTCTTGTGGCATGTAATTTATAACCAATTTAATTTTATCGTCAATGGTTAATTTTTCTTCCGACTTAGTAAATCCTAATTTTTCCTTATGTTTTTCAAATAATTCGGCAGCAATTGCTTCACGTCTTTCAATTAAGAGTTCCATATGTGCTTGCATACCCTTTTCTCTACCATTCTTATCTGCACCCCTTTTCTTATATGCATTTAAGCTCATTTTTATTTTACTTCGGCTTGCAATTTTCTTTAATGGAATCTGCATGTATCTAATATCATCACAATAATCGTAATAATAATCGACAAATTCTTTACCCTTACCATGCAATATCAAATCCAATCCCTTATCGATAAATTCTTCGATATATTCAGGCATCACTTTTGACTTAATTGTGTTGCCAGTTAGTTTGATTTTTTCTTTCATCTCACCGCTTTTCTTATCCTTACTTAAAGAAAGTGTACCATAATTAATTCTGGAAAGATTTAGACAAGAAATACTTTCGCCATCATTGTCAACACTCATATATGGTGGTTGCATTTCTTCTTTATTGTATTTGGCAATAAGTGCTTTTATACCAACTTTTCCATCATACTGCCACATTTCTTCGATTGTTCCCTCAGTTGTTTCCTCAATTATTCCCTCATTAGTTACTCTAATTTTCGTCATTTCGGGAAAATGAAAGTTTATACCATCAGTAACAGCAAGCAATGCAACACAACCAAATCTACTAAACCAATCAATACCGTGTCTTAAATGTATTCTACCTGTACATGTAATTCTTGCAGCACATACATTATCAGACCAGTTAAAGCTGATATTTGAACCCAATGCACCAAATAAAGAGTTATTCAAAATCTTTATAGGTAATTGTTTTACCTTTGCCATTGCAACGTCTGCAACAGTAAGTGTATTATTTACGTACTTAATATGAATTTCAGGGTCAATTTCTTTCAATAATGTAACTTCTTCTTCCATTAACTTCGTACCATTTGCCAATTTCTTGTATATGTTACGTGTTGTAGTAAGATATAACAATAATTTCTTTGTTACACCAGTAATGTCGAAAATCGGGAAAACGTTATCAGTCAATTGAATCATTGGATACAAACTCGCATAGTCAATTTTAATTATACGTTTTGTATAACCAGTTTTGTAACATCTTGCCAAACCACCACTAAATTTTTCATATTTATCTGATTCAGGTATTGCTAAATCGTTTTCATAACTCCATGCAGTTAACAATAAGTTCCAGATAGCAGCAGTACCCATCGTACAAATACGTTGATAAGTGGTTGGAACAATCTTCGCCAACATAAACGATGATTGATTATACAATTCATCAACATGTTCAGTTTCCCAAAGGTCATCAAGAAGGTATTGTTTAACCAATTTTCTACCACCAATAAATGTTGTCAATTTTTTTGGCAGTGCTTCTTTTCTAAACCAAGTAACAAAATCTGGACTTTCGTTGAGATATTTTGTTTTCAAGGTTTTGTATTCATCCTCAGTTATAATACCACCAAGTTTATTAGCTTGGATTGTATATAATTTTAATGCGGTTTCTTGATGTTGATTAGGTATTTCAACATAATCATTAGTTTCATTAGTAACAAACACCTTGTTTTCATGATAATATCTACCAATGGTATTATCTTCTCCCTCAATATATGTACGATTAGGTTTAGCGATTTTTTCAAACTTAGCGATATATTTCAATCCAATTTCCTTTATATCACTATTAACCGCAGCAGTTCTTTTTGTTGCATGAATAATGTCGATAATTGAATATCCCCACATTTCGGTGGCAGTATATTTATCGGCAGTATTACCATATTTAACACTAACATTTCCTCTTCGATTGATTAAAATACCCTCTTTTAAACCATTTGGAACTTGAGTTAAATCCATTTTTAACGTCTTCGCTCTGCCAAGAATATAATCAAAGTCAAAGGTTTCACTGAAATAACCAGATATAACTGCTGGCTTCAAATCATTTATTAAATTGAAAAAATCTTGAATCAACCTAATTTCAGATTCATCATCATTCGTTTTTTCAACCTCCAATATTATTTCAAACCCCCTATTATCACGAACACCAATTGCAAATACTCTGGAAATCTGATATCGCAAACCAGTGGTTTCAATATCAAATGTTAGTTTATGAACGTTTTTATATTCTTCAAATCCCTTAAATAATCTGGTTTGATTAGAAATAAAGAATTGTTCGGTTGTTCTTGGTGCATAAAACCAATCACGATATGGATATACATATCCACCCTTTACATCTCTAATAAAATTACCATCAATATCGGTTGCTTTTTCATGTGGATTAATACCACCATCACGTAAATATGAAAGAATATCATTATATGACCTACGACTTGTTATTTTATAACAATAACCATTCACGAGTCTTTTCTGATTACCCGTTTTTAATTTGGTAATCGTAATACCATGTTTAATTTTCTTGCTTTCAATTAGCTGTTCAGAATGTTCATCATATAATTTACGATTGAATTTTGATAAGTCTTTCATATACATGAAAGGTTCATATTGAACTTTAATGATTTTTGGCTTTTCATTTGGTTCATGTATGACACATTCAGCAAAATTATACCTTGGGTCTGTTTCGACATTCACAAGATACTTTAACTTATCATTATTACCTTCAAGAAATCCTTTGATTTCAGCTAATACTTTTTGTTTATCCATTATATTCTATTTTTCTGTTTTATTTATAAATTGATACGTTAATTTCTTAGTTTTTGGATTATATTTATATTTTAAATCTTCAATAACATATTCACTACTATTCATGACCATCTTCGTATTTTTTGGGAAAATTCCTGATAACCATAATGCACTTACTACATTATTCGCAACAACCTTATAATAACCATCTTTTCCCTTGATTTCAAAATCGAGATGTTGTGTATCGTATTTATCTTGCACAATATACTCTAAAATTTGAACAAATCCAACATAAATATCTTCTTCAAATTCTTTTTTTGTTAAATCAACGCCATGAATCATCGATGTGAATAAAAAATCCTGAAACGGATTTATATCACTTTCATATATTCTTCCCATGTTTGTTTTTAATTATATCATTAATTTGATTACATATTGTAGTTGTTTGATTTTCAATATCACGCAAAAATTCTCTCTCATTGATTCTAATTATATTGCAATTAAAATTTTCTTTTAAAAACAAATCTCTAACAACATCTCTTTCTTTAAATTTTTTTACATTGTGATGACTTTCATCCCATTCAATACAAATATTATAATCTGGAATATAACCATCAATATAATATCTCACAAATTTCTTCTCACAGCCATTTAATGCATGTTGAATTTGAATATTCAACTTCTCAGAAAACACATCTAAAATCATTCACGTTAGATTTTATCTATTAATATAATTTTTTATGTTGTAAAAATATATATTAATTAGCATTATTTTTCATATTTTTCTTTTAATTTTTTTATTACATCACCAAAGACAGATTCGTTTATATTTGATTCGTATTCAACATTATCGAGGACTTTTGAAATTTCATTTTGCTTCGATTCAATTAAACTATAAACATAATAATCTATTGTATCACTAAAAACAATTGGGTAAATAATTACATTATTTTTTTGTCCGATTCTATATATTCGAGATGCTGCTTGAGAATATTCACCAAGTGAATATGGTAATGTTAGAAGAAACATTTTATGTGCTTCGGTCAATGTAATTCCAAAATTTCCTGACGAAAATGTTGATAAAAACAATTTAATTTCACTATTACTATCCTGAAATTTTATAATTGCATTACTTCTATTCTCAACACTTTCATCACCCGTATGTAAAACCGATAGATTCTTATATTTTTCATGTATTATATTTAATGAATCTTTAAATACATCAAAAATAACTAATTTCTCACCAGTTTCTATTATACTATCAATTAACTCACAAACATATTTAATTTTATTGTGTGATGTATATTGTCTAAGTCTAAGCATTACAGTTAATGCGTTTTTTTCTTCAGTTTTTGTGAATTCATTATATGCACCCAATTCAATTTCATCATAAATTTTTTGTTCCTTTTCATCGAGTTCTAATATTATTTTTTGATATGACTTATCTGGAAGGTCTTTAATTACATCTTCAATTTTTTTTCTATATACAAATGGTGAAATTTTATGAAATAATTCCTCAAATTTTGTTTTCGATTCATCGGTTGTCCACCCATAACCAGTTTCAAAATTATATGACATTCCGAGATAATAAGAATAAAAATATTTTTTAGTTTTAAAATCAATTGGACTAATTTCGTGTAATACTGTATAAAGTTCTTTTGCTCTATTAACCATTGGAGTTCCAGATAGATATGCTGAAAATTTTATACCGTTTCTAAATATTTTATCACTAAATATTCTTTTATAATTTTTATATAAATTCGTGTCACTATTTTTTATTTTTTGACACTCATCCAATATAATAGCATCGATTATTCCCACACCCAATTTTTTCCATTTATTATATGCATAGTCTTTGTTAGATGAATTAAAAAATTCATAATTTAATATTATATACTTCGCATTATCTATACTACATGTATTTTTTCTCCAATTTACAATATGTGCTTTAGAATTAGTAAACTTTTCAATTTCCTGATAATAATTGTGTTTCAAACTATTCGGTGTGATAACAACAACTTTCTCAAATCCACTCATTTCACAAGCAGTAATTGCTGCAAGACTTTTACCAGTTCCCATGTCAAGTGCTAATAACGTATTTTTTACTGCTACCATAAATAAACTCGCAACTATTTGATGTGGATATAAACGTACTTCTGGTTTTAAAAACTTATGAACATCATCACTATATTTTTCATAAGTTTCTTCCAGTTCTTGCTTATATTTTACCCAATGTTCTTTTTTAATATTCAGGTCGGCAATGAATTTACGCTTTTCTTCTTCCTTGAACTCAACTATTTTGATTTGTTCGATAAATATTTTACGACTTTCATCATTACCAAAATCAAAATGAATTTTATTTGACCCTTTATATTTTTTAATTAATGCAAACAATGATGCGGTACTAACTTCCCAACACATCATACCTGCATTCCACTTTCGTGTGTCCTCCGATAGATTTTTGATTCTCAGAATAAGTTGGTCATTGGGTGAAAACCTGAGATAATAGGCTTGTCTTCTCGGAATTCGTTCAGCATGTACAACAAAGATTATTTCTTGCATAAGAATTCAATATCATGCAAAGATAATTAAAAAACTATTAAGTACAATTAAAATTAAATTAAATTATTGGAATTGTATAAACAGTTTTTCCCACAACAATAGTTATCGAAAAAATTCAATTTAAAGTATTTATATAAAAAATCAATATGAAATCTGGAATATACATAATCGAAAATCTTATTAATGGAAAGAAATATGTTGGAAGTGCTAAAAATGTCGATAAAAGATGGTATCAACACAAATATACACTTAATAATAATACACACGATAATTCATATTTACAAAAAGCATGGAATAAACATGGTAAAGATAATTTTAATTTTATTATTATTGAAGATGTTATAATTGAAAACTTACTTGAAAGAGAACAGTACTATATCGATTTATATGATGTATGTAATAGAAAAAAAGGATATAATTTAGCACCAACTGCTGGGAATACCTTGGGGTTTAAACACACTGAAGAAACTAAAAGAAAACTGAGTTTATTGAAAAAGAATAAACCATCAAATAGAAAAAATTATGTAACATCTGAAGAAACTAAAAGAAAAATTGGTAATACAAATAAAATTAGTCAACTTGGGAGAACACATACTGATGAGACAAAAAATAAAATGAGAAAACCTCATGGTGCGATGTCTGATATAACAAAGAAAAAATTGAGTGATTGGAGAAAGGGGTTAATACCTTCAGAGAAAACTGGTGAAATGATAAGTCCAAAAGTAAAAAACATATTATCAACAAAAGAAGTAATGAATAAAATCAAGGAAATTAATCGGAAAAGAATTTCCCCAATGAAAGGTAAATCATCTTCAGAAGAAACAAAACAAAAATTAAAAAATAGAATTATTAGTGATGAAACAAGAATTAAATTATCTATCTCATGTAAAGGAAAAAATAATGGAGAAAATAATGGCATGTCAATAACAAATAATGAAGAAGTTATTGCAATACGAAATGATTATGATAACGGAATGACACTTTCACAATTACAAACAAAATATAATAAAAAATATATGTTCATATATAAAATTGTTAAAAGATTACGATGGAAATGGTTAAATGACGGTAGTTTTCGTTAGTGAATCTGATATGATAATATTAATTAATCCATTAACAGGCAATCCAATTTTACCACAATTTTCACCTAAAAAATCTACGGTAAAATTTCCCAAAAACCTACCAGTTTTACGAGTATCTTTTAATTTAAATCGATATACTAAGGTATATTGTTCTTCATCTGGATATTCAGGTCTGTTATTATTAACAACAAGATTTGCAGCAACATTGGCGATTCGATATAAACCAGTGTTTGCATCTACCATTGAAAAAGTAACTGCACAGTTCTCCAACATATCCTTAGTAATATCGTATTGCTCCATCGTATGTTGGGTCAGTGGATATTTCAATTCAGGAAGTGTGCTGTCTTTCTTGATAAAAAAGTTGTTTATATTGAATGTTGAGTAATCCATTATCCCTTTTCTTCGTCAGTCATGTTTGCCATTATTTTTTCACGGTCAGCACCGATTCCTTTAACTCTATTTTTAATTGTAGCTGCAACACCGTCACCAATCATACCAAAAGTAACCGCATCAAAGTTTCCAAATGGATGACCACTTAATTCAGAATAAAATCTAAATAAAATAAATGTACATAAAATTGTTGTTAAATATCTTTTCCAGTTGTCTTGAAACCAGAATTTCCAACTCCATTTTCTTGGGGTACTTTGACTTGCAATATCTCTACCAGTGGTTTCAGTTAAACCATAGATAACATAACCAACTATAAAAAAAACCACAAACGCCAATAGTTGTGCTGTTGAATACTCTCCAAATAATATTGTAAAAAATTCATTCATGATTTCTGTTTGTTATAAATATAGTTATTTTAATATTTTACATAAATACTGTCAACTAATATAGAATATAGTGCAGACCTAAAATTATCCCAAGTTCCTTGTAATAATGTCAAACCACTTTCTTCTAAACCAGCACCAATATAAGCATTTGTTGACATTATATAATCTAATAACCCACTTTTTTTATCACCCATTTCAATACCAAATCTACCCAATTCAGTAAATTCATATATTAAACTCTGTGCATTATCAAACAACTTTTCACTATCAACTAATGATAGATATTGTGGTACAACAAATTTTAAATAATACATTCTTTGCTTTGCTGCCTCAATTAATTTTGCGTGATATTTATGCCAAGACATCAGTACAAAACCCTGCGCTTGTTCTTGTGTCATTCCTTTGGTTGTCATTAAATAAATCACAGCATTTGTTGGGTCATCACTTATATAGTGTTTAATCGCAACATCCTTTTCAGTATTTGTCATATTTGACCAACCCTTGGTTCTACATAAATTTCTAATTGTAAACCTGACGTACATATAGTCATTTGCAACACCTTCTCCATATGCATCCCAATTAATAATTGAACTTATGTCGATATAACCATTTGGCATTGTCATACCACTAATAATTATTTTAAACGGAAGATTTCCGTTTAAATCATCTGTATTCCATGACTGGATGTCAACACCTACGGTTTGACCACTTATTTGATATGCTAATAATTGTTTTTCCATTATTGTACTCGTATTAATTCCAATGTTGCATCACTAATATATGTAGTTGTTCCATTATTTTCACTATTATATTTTAAAGTAAATGTTTGAACACCAGAAAGATTTAAAAAATGAACCATTACAATCGGATAATATGAAGCAGTGTCTTGTGGTTCAATATTAATATAAGTTGTTCCAAGTGGACTTGCACCCTGATATATTTGAAATCTCATGTCTGAACTGGTTGAACTAACCCTACCCCTTGCAACACCAGATATTTTATATAAACCAGATGGTAAACTTGTTGTAGTTAATGTTACTTTTGTTTGTGGCGTTGTTGAGGTCGTTGTTGATTGTGCAAGACTTTCAGCGTATTGAAATTCACTACCGTAAACATGAAATTTAGTTCCACTATTTGCAAGTTTTTTTGTTGTATTGTCAATAACTGCAAAATTCTGTTGGTTAACATCTGGAGTAACATTGCCTAATGTAACAACACCAGTAAGAGTAAGGTTAGTATTGATTGTAACCGAACCCGTTATAGTACCACCAGTAACAGCAAATCTACTTGTATCTACTGGATGCACATGGTCTTGACGTGCATATCTTAAACTTGTACCAATTGCAACACTACCATTCATTAATGGATTTGTTGCACTTGCCTGACCCACAACAAATGCAGTACTTGCGATTTGTGTTGTGCTTGTATCTACTGCAGCAGTTGGTGTTGTTGGAGTTCCACTTAATGCTGGACTTGCAAGATTTGCCTTTAAACCCAATTGTGTTTGAATTGCAGATGTTGTTCCTGCAAGATATCCTAACTCAGTACTTGTAACCGTACTTACATCTACTTTGCCACTACCATCACTTACAAGTGCACGACTTGCAGTTAGGTTTGAAGTGGTTATAGTAGTTGCAGCACCAGTAATTGTATCTTGTTTTGTTCCGATAAGGGTTGCTGTTGCACCAGTATATGCATTAATCTGGGTTTTATTGTAATAATTTGCTGGTAATGTCGTGCCAGTAAATGCATCAATACTTGACTGTAATGCCCTACTATTAATATTAGTTAAAGTACTTCCAGTATATGAATTAATCTGGGTTTTATTATAATAGTTTGCTGGTAATGTAGTGCCAGTAAATGTATTAAAATCAGTTATAGCTAACTTAGTATCAGTTTGACCACTAAGATAAATTAGGTCATTATCAATATCATCAAGTCTCGTATTTGTACTTGCAGTATAACCAGTAAAAACATTGACATCTAATTTTGTGTCGGTTACCCCTGAAATATAATTAATATCACTTTCAATACCACTTAATTGAGTGTTTGTACTTGCAGTATAACCACTAAACATTTGTTCTGTTATACCAGATAATATCACATCTGAGGTTCTAACTAAATTTCTGATTTCAACAAACGTATTTCCAACCACAGGGTCTGCTGCACCATCACCACCAATTTGGGTGATGGTTAAATAAACATCGGTTTTTGCAGATGGTGAAATATCAATCCAACTACTTTCACTAATACCTGCAGATGTTAACGAAGTTGAGATTTCAGTTACCCCAATATCAATATAATTACTAACTGTTGTAGAAAATGCACCAGTTTTATATTTTAAAATCAAACGTGGATTATTAACACTACCAGACCCAGTTACAACTCTTGTTACAAGTCTTAATTGTAGTGCATTTTCTAAATTTACTCTTTTAATTACACGATTATTATTAGCTAAAAACAATTCTGTAGCACCCTGATTACTCAACGTCACACTTGCAGAAGCATTACTATGAAAATCAATCGTAGTTATTGTCTGACCAGTCGTATTACCACTTAATATATTAGCCAAATCATCAAGTCTCGTATTAGTACTCGCAGTATAACCAGTAAGTTGAAACTGTAACACACTTTCATCTGGTGTTGCTGGTGGTGCAGTACCCACTAAATATTGATTTATTGTAGCTTCATTATTTAACACGATAGTTCCACCACTCTCCCTATAGTAATACAAGGGTTGTATATCTGGAATAAAATAATCAATATATATCTCCCCTGTATTTGGTGGTAAAGGAGCAAAACTATTGTTGCTCCTTTCTACCAAAGTATTGTTATATAAAGTATTATATAAAAAATATTGAAACGCCATTATTGTAATTTATTTTTCTCTTTAATTAAAATCACACCATTTACTACTGTATTTGATACACCAGCTAAACCAGTTCTATATGCAATTAATTCCAACACATCGTTTGCTGTTAATGACAATATTGTATTTGGTAATACAAGATTAGCAATCATACCGCCTCTTGATGTAGCTGAAGCACCCACAGTATTGTTAAGAATTGTTACACCATTTACAACCAAATTACTTGCAATACCTCTTATATTGTTTGTGCCAGTATGTCCATGAGGTACGTGATATGAAACTTCATAATCTGCAGTTTTATTAATTTTTATATTAGTACCACCAGTCCAACTAAATGAACTGCCACTGTGAGTAACGCTATGCCAAACAATACCAGTTGCAGCAACAGTGTTAATATCAGTACCACCAGTATGCACCAACTGAATTTGATTAGTTACTGTACTTGCAGTATATCCAGTAAATATTGAGAAATTATTATCAGTTACACCACTAATATAATCAATATCGTCTTCAATGCCATTAAGTAATGTATCGGTTGTGCCAGTATATGAACTAAATGTGGTTATAGCTAACTTAGTATCGGTTTGACCACTAATATAACTAATATCAGCATTTATATCACTAATATCGTCACTAATATCACTCAATGCTGTTCCAAGAGAACCAGTTGCTATATTAACATTAAATGTGTTGCCACTCCAAGTAATACTGTTTCCAGCAAGACTTTGACCATCAACAGCAATTGTTTGACCAGTTATGCCAATACCAACACCAGCCTGTAATTCAAGAGGACTACTAAATAACGTAAATTCGAGTTCAGTAGTTCCAATAACTATTGGATTTTGTGTAACAAGTACCCATAATGTATTACCATATGTATCACCACTTAAAACAGGAATTAAATTACCATCACTAACTTCGCCATCAGGTGTACCATCAAAGTCAGTTGAACGACTCCAAGCACCTGCAGCAACCACATATATACCATTATCTTCGGCATTTGTTTGATTTTTAACCAAAACCCTATTACCAACAACAACAGGAATACCATCAATAGTTTGTGTATTACTTAATGTAATATTAGTTGTTGTAGCTACCTTAACATTTGCTTTTGGTATTAAACCAGTAGCAACGCTATCAACATATTCTTTATCAACCAATGAACGGTTTTGGAATGTTCCAGTATAATTATCCGCATATTGAATACCACGTGGAATTGCACGGTCATCAGTAATTAATAAAGTACTTTCACCCACTTCAATTTTTGTAATTGGAGTTGACGTATTATCATTACCTTGTAATTTAACAATTCCACCATCACTTTCAAGACTAACTCCACCAACACCATTGGCATCAATTAATTGAATTGCTCCCACTGATTGTAATGTGATATTATCTACATTGATTGTTAAATCATATGAAGTACCACTAATTACAGTATCTTCAGTAAGTGCACCACCAAGTTTAACATCTTTACTTCCAGACTTGCTTAAACCATTGGTTGCACCTGTAACATTAATAATACTTTCGTTATATAATTCAGTAACATCGTCTTCGATATCACCAATTCTTGTATCAGTTGCACCAGTATATGAATTGAAGGTACTTATAGCTAACTTAGTATCGGTTTGACCACTAAGGTAGTTAATATCGTCATCAATACCATTGAGTCTGGTATTGGTTGTACCACTATATGAATTAAAATCTACAATATCGAGTTTTGTATCAGTTTCAGCCGTCATACCAGTTAAGGTATTCCATAAATCGGTTTGGTTTGAAAGAGTACCTATAATATTACCCCAAGTAGTTGTTGCATTAGTTTCACCACTAATTATTAAATTATTACCATCACCAAGTAGTGTAACACCACCAACAGCAGATATTGATTTAAACGTAACGTTTCTTGCAGAAGTACCACCTAAAGTAGTTCCAGTTCCTAAATTAGTGACACCAGTTAGCGCACCATCAAGAATCGGCTGAGTACTACCAGTATAAGCGTTGAAAGTACTTATATTAAGTTTTGTTGCAGTTAAACCAGTAACATCGCTTTGAAGGTCTTCGATATCATCTTCAATATTACCTAATCTGGTTTCAGTTGCACCACTATATGAATTAAAATCGCTTATCGCTAATTTTGTGTCGGTTTGACCACTTAAATAAATAATGTCATCATCAATAGCATTTAACCATTGCTCAGTATCACCAGTATATGAATTAAAATCTGCTATATCAAGTTTAGTAGCGGTTTCACCAGTCATACCAGTTAAGGTATTCCATAAGTCTGTCTGTGCAGATAATGTACCATTTATACTACCCCATGTAGCTGTTGTGTCACCAGTAGGTACATAAATTGTTATTTGATTACCTACTTGTGAAATTTGAGTATTACCGCTTTCAACAAAAGTATATGTAGTTAAACCACTGATTTCTGCAACACTAAATCCACTGTCTTCAATATTACCATCTGCAGTAAACACAGGTACTTGACCATCAACACCACTAACTTTATCAATTTTAGTTGTGGTTTCACCAGTTAAATCACCAATTGTTGCTAAATCATCAGGTGTTGGTGTTAATGCAACTGAATCCAGATACAAACCAATATTTGCATCCGTGTTTGGAATCACATTTGTTGGTGTGACAACATTATTTACCCTCCACAAATATAGTGGTTGAATTTCAGGTATCATGAAATCAGTGTAATATGATGCTTCATTGATACTTGGATTATTGGTTAGACTTTCTCTTATAATTGTTGAAGAGAACGTTGTTCCTGTGCTGTAAATTAAATATCTAAATGCCATTTTGTTTTGTTTTTCTTTTTATATTATTTTCATTATTTTTATCCATGCTCCATTTCCCAATGTATAAACAGCACCAGCAGTTCCTATTCTAAAAGCTATTAATTCAATATAATCCCCATTATTTAAACCCTCCAAATATTCTGGCATTACATTAGTGCTTGAATCATTTATATTATTCAAATTAAATGATGCCATACTCATTGGAGTTATATCAGAGTTTCCATTTTTTCTAATAATAGTACCAATGTTTTTTGCTGTACTACTATCATTATTAACATTTAGTACATATGAAATGCCATATAAACCATTTTCCTGTATATAAATACGAGAACCACCAGTAAAACTCAAAGAAGTTCCTGTTGTTCCAGTTGTCCATTGAATTGGTGTTGCGGTGATATTATTCACATTTACACCACCAACAGTATCAAGCAATCTCATTGCTTTTGCACTAACACCAGTACCACCAGTTACACTAATTGTGTTTCCGACAATTGAAATTCCTTCACCAGCAGTTAATTTATCTTGTTTTGCTTGAATCAGAAGTAATGTCTGTCCACTATATGTATTAAAATCTATTTTTGATAAATATGTACTGGGAATCGTAGTTCCACTATAAGTATTAAAATCAGATTTTGATAAAAATGTACTGGGTGCTGTTACTCCAGTATATGTATTAAATTCTGTCTTACTTAAATATGTTGCAGGTGCTGTTGTACCTGTATAATCGGCAAATGCACTAACATCTACTTTTGCACCAATATCGCTTAAATAAGCAATAGTGCCATCAGAATTCTGAATTGTTAGTTTTCTGAAAGTGTTTGTAGTAATACCAGATGTCTCAAACATTGCACCTTTAGTGGTATCAACACTATCAAGTATCTGAAAATTATTTGATTTGAAAAAATCGGGTGTATCACCAAGAAATCTCCAAACACTACCTGTTGAAAAATAAAAACCACTTGGCTTACGATTTAATACGTAACTACCACTACCAGTACGAACCACATATATTTGACCACTAACTGAACTTGCTGCAGGTAAATCTGCAAATATATTTACTTGAGGATATGTTGAGCCACTTGTAGGTGTACCACCACTTCCAGCAAAATCTCCATTAAATAAATATATATTTCCAGTTAATAAATCTACTGTAAAGGTTGCCATTAAACATGCTTTTTAATAAATACTTATGGTAAACGTTTTGTCAGTTAGTTATTAAGATAAAAAAAGGGGAAAATTTCCCCTTACATCGTATACGTATATGATAGTCGATTATCCCAGACATATTTGAAATCTTGTTTACCATCTGGATATCCGAAATGCCAAACACTTCCGATTTTCCAAATTCTTCTTATTCTCCAATGTGGTTTACTCAAATCTTTGAAATTGTTTGAAGTACCGATATAAAATTCTGTTGATGATAGCTCATCAATCAATACTATCGGGTCTTTAGCGGTGTCCACTATGTTGATATCACTTATTGCCATATCATATTTTTATTATAAATACTTGATAATTTTAATTATTATGTAATCTCTCTACCTAATACAGATGTCTGACTGTCTGGACTACCCAAACAATACGTTCCAACACATTGTGTTATTGATGAAACTCTAATTCTTGAAAACACAGCACTATCAACAGTATTATTGCTTGCACATGTTATAATATTAATAGTATCATTATAATCTACTTTTCTTGCAGCTGTTGTCCAAATACCACTACAATCAAATATCTTTCCACAAACAGAACATTGATAAATTGCAGCACCATTGCAAACAACTTTAACGCATGCATCACTTATCGATGCATTACTGGCACACATAGACCAACAATAATAAGGAAAATAACAATTATTTGATGGCATGGCATTAGATGTAGTCAAAACACCACAAATACATTGAACGGTTGCACAAATAATTGGTGTCGGTACTAATGATATAGTTACTGTTGGATAAGTTGGTGCTGTCACATAACCATAAAATTCTAACATGCAGTGTGGTGCAGGTTTACCAACACCAACAGATAACGTGATTAAGCTCTTATTACCAGTAATATTACCATTAACTGCTTGTGCAATTGATGTACAAGTACCACCGGGACACGATTTTATTCCTAAACTACCACTTAATGGCATTGCCATAATATTAGAATTTAATCTTCAATTATTTTTAACTCAAAATAGTCTGCACCTAACATATTATTCAAATATTTACCAACTTCTTGATATAATACCAAAGGTGTCATGACATAAAAATCTTCTTCTGCGAATTCAAGCATAAAATCAATAGGAATTATTGATTCGCTGATTTTTATTTCACTAAAACCTGTTTCAAAGAGTTCTCTATTTCTATAAAGTTTGGGTGTAATTTTTACATTCGTACTTGCAGCAAAAAATTCGCTATTAAACTTTAGTGTTGCACCACTTGTTACAATACTACCATCAGTTGCTGTGAGTCCACTTACCGTCATTAAATCTACCTTTGCCATAATTTTTAAATTTATTTATTTATTTGATTTTTTAATGCATTAATTTGTAATTGTAAACATAGATTCTGTTGTTGCAATTCTTTAATTGCTTCAACAAACAATCCTGCAAATTTATCGTATTTAAGTCCTAACATTTGGTCTTCAATTCCATATTTTTTATATTCTTCAGGAACATCGCCACTACTTACAAGACGTGGTTCAACACAAAAAACGTCTTGTGCAATGAGACCCATATCAGGTGTACTGTCTTCACACAATTCATAACAAACACCACATAAACATTCAATTTTTGATAATGCATTTGTAATTGGTTCAATATTTTTCTTTATTCTATAATCCGAAGTTGCTACCCAATCTACAGCACAACCACAGCCAGTACTTGCCATAATTTTATAACCAGTACCTGTTGCACAAATAATCGGTGAACATACACATGTTGAAGCAAAATGAACACCTGTGGTATATGTTCCAGTTGCTGTAGTGTTAAATCTTAACGCAGTGCCATGATGTATATAAACAGTACCAGTACTAAATCCAGCATATGTACATATATAAACATTACCACCACCATATGCACTACCACCACAAACATATACATTCCCACCAGTAGCAGTACCATTTGCACCACCACCACAAATATGTATATGACCACCAACACCACTGGTGCTACCACCACAACCACCAATGAGTGTTACTCTACCACCAGCACTCGTTGAAGCACCCTGTTGTCCCTGTATATTAATTTCACTACCAACACCTGTGGCAATACCACCCCAACAAATATATCTATTCCCACCGCTATCAAATACTATATTAGTTCCAACAACAACACAAGTTCCAGCATCAAGTTTACCAGTTGCACAAACAATCGGTGAACATACGCAAGTAGTTGCACACATAGTTGTACTTGCATTAAGACTGCCAGTTACACAAACACCTGTACTATGTGTATTTAATTTTAAATCTGTATCTGAATAAATATTAACATGACCATCTGTACCAGTACCGTTGCCACCACAAATATTAACATTTCCACCATTTCCACCCACAGCACCACCAGCACCACCAATGAGTGTTACTGTACCACCAGCAGTAGCGGTTGCACCTTGGTTACCACAAATTAGTAATGAAGAACCGACACCAGTACTTGCAGCATTCCAAGCCAAACAACTATTACTACCTGTTGTAAATACCAGATTAGTTGCAACTAAAGCACATGCACTCGATTGTAAATAAGAAGTTGCACAAACAATCGGTGAACATACACTTGTTGTACCACAAACAATCGGTGAACATACGCATGTTGAAGCAAAATGAACACCCGTGGTATATGTTCCAGTTATGGTTGTATGTAATACTTTTGTTGTTCCATAATGCAATGCAACACAACCACAATTATCTTCCGAAGTTCCACCATATAAATTAACATCCCCACCTATAATAATACTAGTGTGAGAAGTATCATAACGAGCACAACCACCACAAATATTAACATGACCACCACATGCCTCTTCACCAAAATCTAAACGGGCAGCACCTGCAACAATATTAATATTACCACCACATGCACAACCAATGCCTGAATCATCAGTATTATATCCTTGACCACCTATAATATTAACAATACCTCCACACATTGGAGTTCTATCGTCAGAATAATAACTCAAATCTGTGCCCTTTAATGTAAATTCATTTGCCATAGAAGTTGTTGTCGAAGTCATTTGAACAAATCTTGCAACAGTATTACAAAATGAAATATTACCTACAATTGTTAAAGCACTACCATCAAAAGTCAGGTTAGGTTCAGAACAAATCGTATTGGGGTCAACATAAGTTGTTAAGCCGTTATTGGTGTTACCACTCATATTAACACTTCCACCACCACCAGTTGAGGTTAAATCATATGTAGTCGAACTATTCTTGAAATAAATTTTTTCGTCTGAAGAATCCATATAAAGTCTCCCATAATCAGCCATAGGTGACGAAGGAGCAATTTTATCATGGAATTCAATATAATCGCATACATTATATGTACTAATTGGATTTCCTTGCGTACCAATAGCAAGACCACCAATTGCACCAATAATATTTTTATTTAATGCTACATAAGTTGATGATAATGATAAAACATGTATATTGTTTACTAGAAATTGCATATCATTATGTGAATACAAACGCAATTTATCCGTTGGGTCAACACTAATACAAGAAAAATTTGAACCAGCCGAATCCATAAAACATATGTTTTCAATATATGCACCTTTCCAATATTGAATTGATGAACCAAGATATCCACTATGTGTGGTTCTAGGTAATACATTACCATTAACTTCTAATGTTGTTCCATCAAAAGTAAGATTAGGTTGTGCACAAATACCACTTACGCTTATATAAGTACCAATGGCGTTTTCAGTACTACCACTCCAATTAAGCATACCGCTTCCACCTCCGCTTGTTTTTGGAACTAAATCACCATCACCAATACCGTCTTTCCACCAGTATTCGACAACACTACCAGACTCAATAATTCCAACGGTTTTACCCTTCTCCCTAATAATTTCTAAAACAGCAGTTTTAGCATCGCTCAGACTATTATAAGGACCGTAATCCACATCAACGTTTGCCGATGGATTTACTATTTTTATTCTATTTACTAAGTTAAAATTTGCCATATTATGTTAATGTTATTGCAGTAGTTAAGTTAGGTGAAAGTGCATTTGTTAATGTATATACCCCATATGAATTCGGATTACCACCAGCATCATCAACATTGAATGTGTTTAGTACAAAATTCCCCACAATTTGTTCATTAGCACTTGTTATCGCACTACTCAATGTTTTAGTTGCAGGTATTGCGATAACAAAAACAGTGCTTCCAATAAAAACACTAAAACCATTAACATTACTAAAATTACTACCACCATTAATAGCACCTGTTAATGCTCTTACTTGTGCTGAAGTAGTTGCTGCAGCACCACCACCCCAGAATTGTTTTAGCATAGGTGTAATTATTCTTGCTGCAGAACTTATAGTTCCTGCAAGAATCTTACCCGTTGGGTCAGGAATTCCAATATTATTGTTTTTGGTAACACCGTCAGCATAACTCGCTTTTCCAACAAATGATACTGCAGATGTTATATTACTTTCAGTAACACTGTTATTCTGATTATATGAATAATTACTGCCGTTTCGACATAATTCATATCCACTTACAGCACCTGCATCATTTTGAACGAATGTTGTATTTACTGCAAAACTACTTAATGTAGTACCTCTTTCAACGGTTTGTGTAACATTGGTTATACTTACTGTTGGTGGAGTATATGTTGGTGGTACTGCTATAACATCAAGTATCTGATTAATAACTGTTGCAATTGCCTGATTCTGAACAGGATTAGTGCTACCAGTATTTAATTCAGTATCAACCGTAATAGAACCACCACTGGATTCAACAACAATTGTATCACCAGATATACTTACAGTTGTATTACCACTACCTAATATGCTTCTAAATTGTAAATTATTATTATTTATTGAATCATAAACACCAACACCAATGCCTAAATTAGTACCACCACTAATACCACCACCTTCACCACTTAGTATTAAATCATATAAATGTTTCGATATATTCATGTCATTCTTATTTAACTATAAATTCTATTATTTAATGCGGGTTCTGCACAATAAATTCCTAATTGTACCAAATGTGGCATATATGATGTATTTATCATAGATTTAAAAAAATCATATTCATCTATTTCTTCATTCTCATTCAATGGATTAATTATCATTGTACCTTTATCTGCACGTGTCCATGTTATTCTATCATAAATACGGTTTCTGCTTCCATCTGCATTAAAATGTAGTACATGTAAAATAACTTTAAAATACGTGTCAACCACATGTTCTTCTCCTACCCAATATACTTTTCTTTTTAAAGTTTCATCTATTGGACATTTGGAACTCATTACGTATTCCAAGATTGGATTAACTGGTACTTCTAATACATCATAATCTATCCAACCTTCTTTTATAAATAGACCGTTCTGATTTGCTAAGTACTTGCCTTCTGATAAATAAGTGTAGAAATCTTCTGGTAATTCTTCTAATATACAAGTATAAACTTCAATTGGTATGTTTGAGATTATTTCTATTTGATTTTCTATATTTGTTCTGATGTATATCATTGTTAATATATTTTTGTGTCTACTATTGATATGTTATTACTATTATAATTACATACATAATACCTGTCATTAGCTACGTCTAAAGCAATGTCAGTAGGACCACTAAATCCTGTTATTAATGCTATTTGTGTATCGGTACTTTTTTGCATTATTCTAACGGTGCTACCATAATAATTACATACATAATACCTGTCATTTGCTACGTCTAAGGCTATACCATAAGGACCAATAAATCCTGCTATTAATGCTATTTGTGTATCGGTACTTTTTTGCATTATTCTTACTGAATTACTACCATAATTACATACATAATACCTGTCATTAGCAATGTCTAAGGCTATAGCAGTAGGACCACTAAATCCAGTTATTAATGCTATTTGTGTATCCGTACTTAACTGCATTATTCTTACTGAATTACTACCAACATTACATACATAATACCTGTCATTAGCAATGTCTAAGGCTATACCATAAGGACCACTAAATCCAGTTATGAGTGCTATCTGTGTATCCGTACTATACTGCATTATTCTTACTGAACTACTATTAAAATTACAGACATAATACCTATCATTGGCTATGTCTAAGGCTATAGCACGTGGACCAATAAATCCTACTATTAATGCTATTTGTGTATCCGTACTATACTGCATTATTCGTACTGAATTACTACCATAATTAACTACATAATACCTATCATTAGCAATGTCTAAGGCTATACCATAAGGA